CCGAATAGGCAGGCAGGTTGTTCTTGAGTGGCTTGACCACATCGCCTAGGTAAGCCTCAGCCGCATCGTGCATCAGCACGGCCGCATACGTTTCCCAGCAATCAAGATCATCTTGTACAGCCAAATCCAACGCGTGGCAGCAATGCTCAGCGACGGAATAAAACCTCGGGCACTGACCACCGAACCTGCATATCTTCGATAGACCAGCTGCGATGCTGCGAATATCGATGGTTGCTGGATCCGGATTCAGCAGGTCGACGTAATGGCCAGCGGATACCTTGATCGTGTTGTCGCAACACCCGAACGTGTCTGGGACTTGGCTCATTGAATTGTCTCCTTGACCCGCGGTTCGTTTTCGATCTGATGATAAAATACGTTTGATGCATCGAAAATTTCGTGTTCGATAGCCATCTTTGCGATGGCACTAACTGGCGTTCCGTGTTGATTTCGACTCGCGCACAGTTTGATCTGGTCAACAGTCTCAGCCCGAAACGCATGAACCTCGACAGCCCACCCAGCGACGTAGGCTGCCGTTCCGTAATTCTGCCTCTCCCATGAGTGGATATTGGTGTTGTCAACCACCAATAGACGATCAGAGTCGCTCGTTTCTCCCATCATGGAAAGAAACCTGTTCATGCAGTATGAGTGCGCGATCGGCAGGTTGGATGGGTCGAAGTTGTACTCCCCCGTGATTCGATCGATGAAGTAATCATCTGCCGAAACACGAACGAATCGGACGTTATCTGACTCCGCTTCCTTCTTCCACTTCTCGCAAAGCGTTGACTTACCACAGCCCGATGGACCGCTCAAAATTCTTACTGTCCTCATGCTTACCTCAGCTTTCACAACTAATTTCTTTGCTTCGAATCCCCAGCACCGTCCAACTTGGAATCAAACACGTCGATTGCTGAATCGTATGCCTTGCTACCCCGCCGACCATGAGCTTTTCCATACACATCCTGCATGACCGAAAGCATTTTGTCCGTAAACTCATGCTCGCCAAATGGACGCTCTAGCAATCGATCACACATCGAATCGCAGAAGTTACCGGGCTGATTTTGCAGCACGTCGATCAGCCATCCATTCTGTTCCATCATCGCTTCACGGAGCACCAATCGTTCTTGCTCTGCCTCGTGCCGACCTAGCTCGTAGTCGGTTATCCACAGACCGTGCTGTTCGAAATTTGCTTTCCGCTCTAGGTCCAACCGAGCATCTCGCTCTACGCTATCGGCACGTCTTTTCGCTTCCCGACGTTCACGGGCTAACTCCTGCTTGCGTTGCTTCTCAGCCTTCCCAATCGCTGAAACAAGTTTGTGATCACCAATCTTTCCAACGCAGTCACATCCGACAACAAAACGCTTCTCGTCAGCGTTCTCGCACACATAGTTGTGTACCAACTCAGTCCCACAAACATCGCAATCACCGAATGTCACGCCATTAGACCGGGCGATCTCAGCAAGCTCCCGCATTCTTGATTCGTAGGCCATTGGATTCTTCTCAGCCACTTGCGAAGACGGCAGCGACTCGCAGAAAAGAAACCGATAGGGGGCCGCCCCAACTTGCTGCTCAAATTTGTGATCCAATACCATCGTCGACATCACATCTACCCCGCGTTTCGTATAACCATTGCCATCATCGCCGCATCGTCCCAATCGAACGACGAACTCTCGTCTTGAGCCATCCGGCCAAGAGCACGAAGCATCTGGGTCTTGTACCTGCGTCGATACCGAATCAGAAACGTCTCGCCATCACTGCAAACCAACGCCCCAATGCACTCACGCTCATCCGAAAAGTGCATCACTACAGAATCGCTAGGTTGCACTTCGTTGAAGCTAATTCGTCCGTCCATCGCTGCTTATCCTTTTGGGTTCACACATATAGACGCACAGGCAAGCTCACGATTGCGCGTTTTTCGACCGACGGTACATGTTGGACTTCGCCAGAGCCTGCCCTGCTTGCAAAGCCCGCTTAATGATGGCCATGTTGTCGGCCCATACCGGACAGCTGCTTAGATGCTCCGGCACCTTGTACGCCCCACGTGTGGCCTGGATGCGGTCGTACATCTGCCACGCCTCATAGTTCCGCTCTGTCAGTCGATAGAACCGCTCGTTCTCCGGTCCCTTCCGCGGACAATCATCACACGGAGGCGGAACCTGACGGACGATCGGTAGATTCTCACCGTCGACCTCGTACGTCTGAGGCTCACCGTCTGGGATCGTGTAAACGTGCTTCTGGCACTCAGCACAAGTCAACTGAGAAAGCGTTGGATAGGCCGCAAGATGCTCCAACGCCGTGGCTAGTTTTTTTGCGAGTCCTCAACGAATTCAACCGGTGTGTTGAAGAACCCGTCATCGTCGTCGCGATCATCAGCTCGCTTAGGATTCACCACTCCCGCGTAGGTCCCGAATATGACCATCAACGAAAGTGCTTGCTGAATCCTCTGGTGAAGGATCAACGCATTCTGATAGGTGACTGCCATCTTTCCACCCTTGTGGTCTTTGGCATTCCAAGACACCACCTGCTTGGCCAGAACCGCACAAGCAGACTCAAGCATCTCAACTTCATCGTGGTCTTTAGTTCGTCGCCGATACTCCGCCACCCGTCGTGGTGGCAATGGCCGGAAGCTGACTTCAATGCCGGGATATAGACCCTCTTCACCGGGGATATACCGTTCAAGGGTGTATCCATCATCGTCACTCGGGATTGTATGGCCTACTGGCGTCTCTACAGTCATCACTTACCTTTGGTTTTATTCTCAGCCTTGGGTTTCACCGTACAGGCTTTCAACAGGTTCGAACTTACCGAACCATCTACCTCGATAGACTCAGTCGAGGTAAAGACGACCATCGAGAAAACGCCGTCTTTGTTCTCAAACTCAACGTGCGAGTTACGGCCTTGAAGCTTCAGGATCTCCATCGCATCCTTGACCACCGCAACTGCTTGGAGTTGATTGGCTGCATCACCGTTTGGGGCTTCGATCTTACGCATTGACGACCTCGATCTGAACTGGGTAAGGAATGGCGTTATCTGGATCCATCTTGGCCATACACGAATAGGTGTTGTTGATTCGTGACCGACCCGACAACTCTGGCTTGTCGATCACGAATTCCAGATTTGGAAACGTTAAATTGAATTCACTTGTGCCTGCCACGAATTCAACCGTAGCCGCGACGGTCTGAATCGATCCAATCTTGGCAACCTCAGCAGCAACGTCCCACGGCAGCTCGACACTCAGCTCATGGGTCTGACCACCGCTAGGCATCTCCTCTCGGGTCAACGAGTTGTAGAAGCCTGATAGATCCAGATTGTGATTCACCGTGTAGTTGAAGGATTTCATTCGGGTGACAGTCCCCCCGAACGTCAATGTCGCTTGCCGGAACACAAATGGCTGTTCCGATGATGCAACAATCGCACTGGGGAAGGCAGCAACACCACCGGTTGTGGTCAGCGTCTCAGTCTGGCCTTCGACGTTCCAATTGAGCAGCAACAACGGTGAGCTATCGGAAGCCGACCATGTCGCAGAGGATGTGACGCAATTGTCATAGCGGTAGATCACATCGAGCTTGGGGTCTAGCTCGCCCCAATGGTGATAACCGCACATCTCGCCCGGGTTCAGGATCCCCGCAGTGAATCCCGGCCCGCCAAAGATCGCATGGCATACCGCCTCGAGATCCTCAGGACGCGGATTCATGGTCACCGCCCCGCTGACGGCCTTGGTTGAAACAACGTCCTCACCCTTCACATCAAAGATCGTCCCTTTGATGCCGTCATCGGTGACTTTGTTGGTGATGCCCTTCAGTCCGAAACTGTTGACTGAAAAGAGCTTCGTGAATGCCGAAGCCTTGGCAGTGTTGTAGAGTGCGAACCCAATCTTGTGGCCGCGTGGGATATTAGCGTTGCAGTTTTCGTTTGCCATCTATCTTAGACCTACAGTATGCCGCTGGGTTGTTCTGATACACACCGGAAGACCAAGCTTGAACAGTCATAGGACTTGAGCCACCTATCGGGCAGGATGATTGATCCCGGTTGGATGTAAACAGAATGCACGGCCTCGACATCTGGTAGCGGACAGTGGGCAAAACTCAGAGCCATCTTCTGACGGATGCTCAATAATTGCTCCAAACCATCGCTGTTTTTCCTGCCTGCCTTGCGGATCAAAAGCACCTGGACGAAGTAACTAGCTGACTCCTCCATGTTGTTCGCGGTCGTGTATTGCTCGGGCTTCGGGAAGTAAAAGACCCCATATTCCCTGTCGCCATTGTCGATCGCCAACTCTTCATCGGGGTTGTATGGCAGCTTCACCACGTAATGCGAATCCGGATCACTCATCACGCCGGGTAGATCAAGCGATAGCACGAACTCCCTGACCCCGTTGAGGCACTGCCAATGAATGTCTTCCCCTACGTCTGTGATCCGGCAATGAATGGGCGCGATTAGCCCCGCATCGTTCACCCCAGCAATGAGATGAGGACCTAACCCACCAGCAAAGTCTAGCGTGCCATTGCCATCGATCTCGCCAATCTCCACCGCCATACGTCTGGCATTCGAACCTAGAAACGCACTCGCGTAGATCTTGGCCACTCCAGTGTTAGCAGCTAGCGATACGACCGCCCCTGTTCCATCACCATTGTCTGACACACTTATTACAGCCATTAGGGCATCACCTCTTCTTCGATCACCGATATGCAATTGATTTCCAACTCAGCCCCTAGCAACCCCTGCGAGTCTTCATTCAGGTAGAAGAACTCACGCGCGGGGATATTTCCACCGCCATCGTTTTGGGTCGCAGCGTATGGAATCTCGTTCCCGTCGATTCCTATCGTGATTTGGTTGTTCTCCAAGACCATACTAGCCCCTGGATTCCCGTAGTCCGTTGCGGCAGTCATCATCACATAGCTGAGTCTCAACAACGGGTGGGGGCCGTAGATCGCAACCGTCACCGGTGAATGCTCCGGCCATGCACTACCGCTCTCACTTTCCTCTCGCAGGAAGTTCTTGCCTACCTCGTCACCGAATGTCTTGCCAGCGATTTTCAGCGGCTCACGATAGTCCGATGACTCGACCCGTTCTGCCGTCTCTAGTAGTTCCTTAGCGAAGTCCTCAAGCAACATCTGGGGCCACCGTGGTATTGCAATAGGCTCTGATACGAGAGTTGAGCATCTCACATCGGGTAGATTCCACGACGTGATAGGCGGGGCTTATCTCGCGATCGTAGATAACTGCCTCGTTCTTGATCTCAACCCCAACTCGCTCTAGCTCAGCGGTAAAGAATACGTACTCATGATCTGAGGCATCTGCGTCAGCCTCTCCACGTGCCTGCTTCTTATTCGATGGTCTACGCTCACATTTCACCGGAACGCCTGACGTGTGCAAATCACGGCCTGCATAGGCGTAGACCACAACTTCGATCCTTCCTGGAATCATGCCAGCTTTTCTGGCTAGCATCCTGCGATTGATGCTCACAGCTTGTACCTCCGTAAGACAGCCATCGCAGAATGGGGGACCATCGATAGTTGATCCTTACCAATTCGGGTGTAGCTGTAGTAATCAAGGCTCTCTGATGCGTAGACCCCACCGGATTCGTTTGCATCTCTGACCATGGATGCGATCTCAATAGCGGCTGTCATCAAGTCCTGTGGTACGGAATAGATGCCCGCTACGTAGGTGACCTGGAAGCAATCGAGCGGTTCATACAACCGACGCTTGATTAGATGCCGACCGCCCTCCATAGCCTTTGGGATCGCATGCAATTGGACTTCCACACCCACCGATAGATTCCGCTTGCGTGTCAGCTCCCATTCGGTCGTTTCAATCGTCTGGCTTTCACTCCATAACTGATCGGGAGTCTTGGCCTGAACGGTAATCACCCGAAAGACAGGACATGGACGGCAATCAAAGAACCGTCCATTGGGCGTCCCTTGCTGAACAACTACCGGGAATAGTCGTGCCGGTGCCAATGCATCGTCAGAACTAATCTCTAGCCAATGGTCTAGATCATCCATTCCCACCGCAGTGATCTCAAACACCTCAGCATTCAGGCCACCACCAATCAATGCAATCGAATCGCCCGGCTGGTAAAGACCACCGTCGTAGGTGATCCGGTAGATCGAACCATCAACTGTGACGCTCCGGACTTCGGAACCGAATACTAGACCGGTGACGCCCTCCACTATCGCCTGCGTGGCAGACAGCAAGAATCGTCTCGTTTCTTCGCCCAAAGTGACATCGGGGACCAACGCACAATGGACTGCTACGGGTATCAGTCCGGACACGGTTTACTCGCTTGCCTTGGCCTTAGCGATCGCTTCTTGGATCTTGGTCACAGTCGAAGGACCGATGCCACTGATTTCCTTGCCAAGCGACTTGGCTTCGATCTTGTCCTCGATCTTGTCGGAATCAACCAACCCGGCTTCGATCAACAATCCCTTGACGCTCTCAGGCAAGTCGAGTGCCTCGGTTGCGACCGGGGCCGATTCCTCCGCAACTACTGCCGACTCATCGGCCTCATTTTCGATATCTGCAAACGCAGCGACCAAACCCTTGGCGAGCTTGATCTGGTAGACGCAGTATTCTTCGTTCCAGACCCGCTGTTGTTCAAGCAACCCACCGTAAGCACTCAAGATCGATTTGAATTCGCGAGAATCAACCCCTTCGGTCTCACGACAGAGAATGGAAGCCGCCATGTGGAGCTGTGTAGCAACCCACTTCGGATTCAATTTGAGGCTTCGCGAGAGGACACGGAATGCAGGCAGTCCGATCAACTCAGCTGCAACACTACGAACTTTTTCGGACGACATACAACGGACCTTCTGTTTTGTGAATGACTGGCTTAGGTTTAACTGCCTTTCGAGCCCCCACATACTGCGATTAGCCAACGCCAACCCCAACGCTTGGCGCATGAAAAAAGCCGCCTGAGAATCATCCCAGGCGGCTTCTAGATCATCGAGCGAAAGGCAAAAAACTCTCGAGGATCGTATTGATTACGCCAAAGAACTATTGGCTTTGACGCCCTTATATTGACGCCCAGTCGGCACGAAGAACACTTGCGATACAACCGCTGTTGAAGCAGATACCAACTTGACCCGAACGTGAGAGAAACCGTTTGCGACATCCAAGTCCTGAGGCAGGACAAAGATATTCACCACCGCAGCTTGATCCGTATCGGCGATCACAAAGTCATTCGCCGGTGTTTCACGGCTTATCGCCGTAGCATCCGCCCAAATATCAGTCGCTGGACTGAACGCGCCGTCAGCAGCGATCTTGCTCTCAACACTCTTGATCTGCAAAGCCTTCGCACCTGTACCTGCAGCGTCTTGGCATTGCTCAAGAGTGATCGTGGTCGCGGTAGCAGCTGCACCACTAGCGTCTGTGACAACGATGGCGTTTAGACCCTCATTGCCAATGAAATTGAACTCCTGAGAAGTTCGCGTTGCTCCCGCGCCTGCTCCAATTCCGACCACAAAGTCGGACAGCTGGGCAATCGAGCCATTATCACTTGCACCCATTTCTAAAATCTCCAGTAACTAAAAATCGTTTTGGTAAACACCTAGAGACTAGATGCGGTCTTCGACAGTGATGATCGATGAGCGAAGCTTGGCACTTTGCTCCATCTTGATCGGCTCGTCATACATCGGACGACCATTGACTCGGAACGTGAACTTCAAGCAGTTCATGTCTTCCAGGAATTTGACGTGTGGCGAAGCGTAGGTGTTGATGCCACCCTTGTTGATCGACACGTAATCCTTGGCGTTCCAGAAAATGATGTCACCCTCTTTGCCAGCCGTGCTGCAATGCTCGCTGGCCATGCAAGGATAGCCACCGAGTGTGGCGTACTTGTTGCCAGCCAATCCACCGGCTGGCATGTAAACCAACTCGCCCGAATTCGGCCCGGTCGGCAAGAACATCGAAGTCAGGAACGGCTCGAGATCCTGGTTGTACAGGATGATCCAGTTGTCACCCGGTGAGGACGAACAACGACGGGAAAGCATGTTGATGACGTTTTCAGCCACCAATGCCGCGGACTGACCGCTTTCTTTATCGATCGTGACACGGTGCGAACTTTTGAGCAGCCCCATTGGTTTCTTGACCGCATCACCGCGAATCAATGCCCGATCGAGCTGGTAATCGAATTCAGCTTGCACGACTTCATTGGTGAAACCAACGATGTCATATCCGCTGTCATCGATCTGCTCTTCGGTCAAGAACACGGCCACGCCAAGCTTTTGGAGTGAGACGTCGAGTTCATCAAACTTCAGATTCGAAGTCTGAATCGGATCGCCTTCACCCGTCCAGTACCCGAGTGCTCCACCATGTCGGACGCCATCGGCCTGATCGACATTGCGAAGGATCGTGAACTTCATCGAGTTCCCACCAACGGTATTGCTTCGGGTTCGACCCCAAAGCGACTCCTCTTGGTAGATCATGGCCTCAATGGCGTCGGCATACTCAGGCAGGACAAGAGCACCGCCCTCATCAAACTGAGTCGTGTTGATCGAACCAGCCTTGGCCAGCGAAAGCGATTCAAATGCTTTCGTGTGCGAGGCCTTGAACTTATCGCCTTCCCGCATCAACGTGCGGAGAAACGATCCGTAATCGCCAAGTTGACCTGCTTCGTACTTCTTAGGCAGCATCGGGCGGCTACTACGACGAAACGGAGTCCCGTATCGCGAAGGGCCGGACTTTGCGGGCGTGTCCTCAAAGAACGACGTCGCTTGGTTTTCACCGTTGAATCGGAACGAATCGATCGAGTTATGATTCTTCGATAACGAATTCGTTAATGCTTCGACCTTCTTTTCAAGGTCTTTTAGTTCCGCGCTCATGTGGTTTACTCCTAAACTCTGTTAGCCGGATTACGAAAAGGGAAATTCCGTCCCCGCTTTAAAGCGCGGCAGGTTGCGTCTGAATTGCTTCTTGAAGTTGGGTGACCATCTTAGTGAGTGAAGCAATCTTGGCCTCAGTCTCAGGGTTGGTGACCGACTTGGGTTTGTAGTTGCGGGCCGCCATTTCAAGGGCCAACAAATCGCGTCGAGTGTTTTCGACCATCGTCTTTGCCTTGGGCGAAGACGGATTGGCAAGAACGATGTCGAGTCGACGTGCAAGGCCGGTCAACTGGTAGCTGCCGGTTGCTCCTTTATCTGCCAGCCATGACTTCATCATCTCGGCAGATTCTTCGACAGCCTCACCGACAAGCGAAGGTGCATCGGCGTAGATCGTGGCCGAACCACCCTCAATAGCCGCAACCGTCTCTTGGACGGTCGAAGCCAATTCGCCAGCCAATTCCTTGACCTTTGGCTCTTCGGTGTACTTGCTGACAGCTTCCAACTTGCTGAGGAAGTCGGCAGCGTCGGCATGGAGAGCTGCAAGATATTGAGCACCGGGCGGAAGATCCGAAGTCGGCTCCGCCTGCGGTTCATCGACGTTCTCGCTACCCATTTCCTTGGGTTCGATCTCGTCGTCGCTCATCTTCGTCATCGTCTCGTCGTCATCTTCCATCTTCGGAAGACCATCAAGAGACTTGGCCCGTGCGGTCAAAAGCTTTTGAGTTGAGTCATCGTATTGAACGCGATCACCCAAGGCTTTTGCCAAAGCTAGAGTCTCGAGTTTGTCGACCTCCGCCTTGCTCAATGTTTTCTTATCCATCTCATCCTCATCAACGTAAGTGACCCCAGGGCTAGTTGCCTTGGACTTGGGGCGGAATGCCTGCAAGCACTTGGCCAGCGATGCGTTGATCGGATCACCTCCAAGCTTGTGGGTATCCAAAATTCGGTCTGCGCTTTCCAACTGCAACGCCATCAACTCCGAAAATCGCTCTCCTTTTGGATTTGTCTTGGCAAAAGCGTTCTGGTTCGCGCCCACCGTGCATATCGAATACTCAAGCATCGATGAGCCATAGACGTGACTTCCACCATGCTGCAACTCTCGCATCATTCCCATCAACGGCATGACGTGGATCGAAGCGGCCCGCATGAATCCCTCTTTGACGAGGAAGAAAGTCTGACGACTCAACTCGAATCGCTCGTCGAAGAATGTCCGCGAGTAGATCGCGTCCTCTTCCGGGTCGTATGACAGATGCAGCACACCGTCTTTGTCGATGCTCTTACCCACAGGCAGGCTGATATCGCCAAAGCCGTGATTGAACAGGACCGTTGGATTGTTGGCGTAGTCCGACCAATCGACCCCAGACGGTTCGATGATGTCGCCTTCGCGGTCCAAGTCCGAGGTGCAGATTCGGAATCGGATGGACATGTTGGCATCATCGATCATCGGATCGGTGCCAAAGTCATCCACGATAATGCCCGTAGAATTAGGCATTGGCTCGCTCCTTGGATTTAGCTTGTCCGATCCAGTATCGAACTTGGCGAGCACTGACCCCGATGAACTTCTCGGCGATTTGAGGTGCCGTCAGATCGGGATTACCTTTGTGGACCTTCAGCACCGCAGCTTTGGTTTCGGTCGATGCGATGGTCTTGCGACCCGTTCGGTTACCCATGTGGACGATTTGCCTCCAGAAAGTTGGTTGAACTTAATGGCGGCAAGTGTCGGACGAGCGATTACCAACCTCAACACAAGGCGACCAACCAACTAACCGGCTGTTCCGATCTCACCGGCGCTCATTTCTCGCCATTCGAGATAGCATCTACAGTTCGGGTGCGGTGCGGGTGGCCCCTCCGGAAACCGTCTGCGCCACAATTGGACGGTCCCATGCAGTGGGCTACAGACTGGGCAAGCACCGGGTTCTGTGAACCACACCGCTACGATTTGCTTGCCCGTTTGGTCATTCACATCGCCAGCTCCGTCCATCTCCCCTTCGGTGTGAGATCGGGTGACCACATCTGTTGCAGTCCGATCCGCTTCGTAGTCCTTGAATTCGGGCTTGTCTTCCTCACCGCGAATCCACGGTTCGATGCGGGCCCAAAACGAGTCAAAGACCCGTCTAGCAAGTTCAGTCATTCGAGCACCTAACCCGCGTAGCGAGATCGGCGGTGCAGTTGCATCGACTGTTCCGACACCGGAAGCACTGGAGTTGATCGGTGTCTGGTAGTTCACCCCGAAAGACTGACCTAGATCGACCCTGGCATTGCCGTAGATGCGAGAGACCACGGGCTTGGCCCGTTCATTGAACAGCGTGTTGAACCGCTGCCATGCTGCTTGTCGCGATTGATAACGAGTCTGCGAGAAGTCCATCCACAATAGAATGATGATGGCAGCAATTTGGTTTTCGAGTTCTTCGCGGTCTGGCACGTCCATGGGAAGATGATTGATGGCCCGATTCCGAAGATCAATATCGGGGGCTATCAAAGCCGAGGCGGCGGGCACTGATCGATCTGAAGCTTGCGAAGTCGATGAGTGCCCGCCGCCGCCATAAATACTGCTGTAGCACCATGCCTACGCCCGAGCTAGCGAGTAGTTGGTATGGTGCGGAAGTCATCAAATGTGCGATGCCGGCTCTTTCGATCCCGTCGCAGGGTTGATGCCCCTACGCGGGCGTTTTGATCTCGCTGTCAAATCCCTAGACGCATCTAGTGATTTGACTCCACTTCACCTACCGTATAACGCGAACTTCCTGACCTTGCGATTCAGAGCAAGCCGTCGCCCGAATACGCACTGCACATCTGATCGCGCGATCATCCGATCCACCTTCAGCGATACGGCGTGATAACCGTGACTGCGAAGGATTCTAAATTCTTCGACATTGAACCACAGCTTGAGCTGATCTACGGTCTCGCAGCCGCATCCAAAGTGATACCCGGACGGGAATACCAGATCAGGGAACTGCTCAGCAATCGGGGCCAATGCGGCAAACTCGTCATCGGTCCGGTCCTGGACCCACACTTTAGAGAATCCCGGCTTCCACGGGCCCCTGCCGTCCGCGTCTTGAACCCGGTAGGCCGGCACTCGCTTATTGAGATCCACGTTCGGTGACTTGCTCATTTCTGCATCCTTCTATTGGCGTATTCCAAAAGTACGTCTGCATGGCAGCAAGAAACAACTGGACACCAGCACGCTAGATTGAAGCCACGTAGCTCCCTGATCTCTTGGGCAATCCGCAGCATGTGCCGGTGATTTACCGCACTGCATCTGATGGCTAGATCCCCTTCGATCAAAGGCGCGAGGATCTCGCGAAACTGCTTGCCGGTATCAAAAGGGTTGCCCCATTTGCCCGGTCTTGTCACACACGAAGTATTGGGAGGCATTCGCCAACCCTTGATTCGTTTTCGTTGGATTCTTTTCGGGGAACTCATTGACCACCTTCACCTAAGAGCCATCGCAACATCGATGCAAAACACATCAACTGGTTCGGGTCCAAATTCCTCATGCAAGACGGTGGCCACACTGACCAGCCGCCACTTTCGCACCAACAACTTGGACGTGTCCGACTTGGGCGGATAACCTCGCCACAGGTGGATTTCATCGTATTCGCGACCAATCAATCGCTTCCGCCAATAGTCGGTTCTCAATCGCAGCTCGGTAGTCTTGGTCCCGTCTTTGATCTGATCCCAGTACTTGCCCTTCATTCGAAGGGTCAGAATCCGCTTGGGCTGCCCCCGCCGTGCGTTGTATATCCACCCATTGGGCTGACGTATCGCAGGCAACTTCTTCGTGGCAAATTTCTGCATGAATGGCCGGTCGTAATATGCGGGGTCAAACTTGCGTTTTATCCACAGCATCTCCGCCAGTGAAAGCCCGCAACCGCTATCGAATTGGGTGTGGCACTTTGGGCAGAGCAGGACGCAAACCCGTCTGTCTTCTACGCGGGGCTTGTTGACCAAGTGAGCACGGTGGAGCAGCCAAGGGGCATTCCATTGCGTAGGTCGGTCACCCGGTGGCATTCGCCCACATTGCCAACACCATGGGTAGTTGGTGTCGAGCAGCATGGTTGCGAATGATTCGGTGTCTATGTCTTGATTGCCCATACAGAGCTAGACGCACGGGCAGGGCCGGGATTGCGCGAGGTTTCTAGTCGGGCCAGCAAGTTGACGTCATTGAATGCCGCTGCAAATTGGTTGTCAGCCTTGCGATGGAACGCTTGGATCGCCCGAAAGAATCATTGAGACTACCCCCAAAAGCTATCTGCTCTCACTACTTCAGAACTCTTGATCCGAAATAAAAGCAGCAGACTCGCAATATTTCCTCAGACCGTCTCTTGAGCATTATCGGTTTTCCGATAGAACTCAATTCCTCAAATCAGACGTTCTTGAGGTAATCGATGCTTGCTGAAATTCTCCGACGATACATCTTGGAAGATGATTCAATCTCTGCTGTCGCCCGCGGAAGCGGAGTGCCACAGGCTACATTGCAGGAGTTTGTTGTCGGAAAGCGGGACGGGACATACGCTGATTTGCGACTCAGTTCAGCACAGCTCTTAATCGACTATTACAGACTGTTTGACTCAATTGACTTCGGTAAGCCAAACCCAAAAAGGAAGAAGAGAATGTTACTAAAGAATGAACTTGCAGCTTGTGGATGCACCGATTCGCCAGATGAATTCCGCGAGCGTTTGATCGACGCGATGCTGGTTCATTGCCCTGGAATGACCATTGATACACTGGTTTGCGATCCAGCAATGGCATTGAGTTACTTTGAATACGTTCGTGATGGCGTAGGGTCCGAAGCGCTGCACGAAGTCATCGTTCTGAAGACTCTTATGAATATTCGCAGACAGAAGGGTTGTCCGACTGGTTTGCGATCGACCGGAAGACGCCGCAATCTAAAGAAAGAGATTGAGAACGTCGAATGTGATATCGATCCATCTCGGTTCAAAGAACTTACCTGCGATTGTCACGCAGATATGTACAAGAGTGTGACGATCGATGAAATCGTCTGTCATCCTCGTGAAGCAATGGCACTCTGTGCGCAGGTCAGAAATAGAACTGGCTGCCAAGCTTTAAGCGATGAATTGATTTTGTCAACGTTGATGAACGTTCGTAAGGCGGCAGGAGCCGTATGATTAGAAATTCGACCAGACTGATTCAATTTTGATTGGCTTAGTTTTCGACGAACTCGCCTTGTTGTCGATTTTGGTATCCGTTCGTCGCCAGCCATACCGTTCTGCTGCTGCGTCATATACGGGGTGACGATAACCGCTCAGAAGCATCTTCCCGCGAATCTCGCCCAACGTCGTCAGCAACTCGCAATGTTGCTCGTCCGTCATTTCGAAGAGGTAAGCATCGCTCACAACGCGAGTTTGGGAAATGTAAGGCGGGTCACAATAGAATAGAGTTTGGGCGTCGTCCTCTCGTCTGATCAATTTGTATGCGTCATCACAGTAGATGACAACACGTTGAAGCCTTGCGTGTGCCTCGGGCAGGCCATCTACGGCCGATAGCCAAGATGACACCTGCTCATTCATGCCGCGTCGCGTCCGTTTTCGAGACATTGTTGCAAAGTCTTTTCCAAGGCCCTGCCTAGACTGTCGATATCGAACAAAGAACGCAAGAGCTTTGGCGATTGGATCGGTTGACGATTCGGTCATCGCCAGATCCCAAACTGGCTTGGCAAATGGTGTTTGTAATGCCTGCCGCTGAAATTCACTGAAGCTCGTTCGACACTTTAGCACTTGCCAAAAATTGATCAGTTCGGAGTAGACATCGTTGATCACTTCCGAATGCCCTTCAATCAATTCGTTCGTCTTGCGGAAAAAAACAGCACCACCGCCAAAGAATGGCTCAACGTAATGAATGTGTTCCGGCATCATTTCGATAATGCCAGCAGCTAGGTAGGTCTTGCCGCCATGCCACTTGATTGGCGCAGATTGCCGCCGATTTCTAGTTTTCGCGATCATAGCTTGCTTTCTTCCTTTGCGAGACGATTGCGCATTTTGACACTATCGAAATAGAAAATGGCTTCTCTTTTCAATCTCTATCGGCATTCTCGAAGATGATGATTAGGTCTAACGTGCCGGCTCTGGTTTGAGAGTAAGTCGCGACAGAATGGAATCGCCAAGCTACATCAGCCTGGAATTGCCGTGGACAAATCAGGTCAACCCGGCATAGAACGGTACTTTTGCAGAATGCTAGGTAGCTAATTGATCTGCTCCGGTTTCTGCCTCCTTCCGGCTTTTGGCTACGAATTGCCGCCTTTAATGCTGGCAATGGTGGGGGATTTGCCATCACGCGCTAGGTGATAACATCGCTCTGCTATCTCGTCTGCCCTCAAAGCCGGGTATTCAGCGCCCGTCAGCCGTCGAAAGAATCTGTATCGCAACTTCATGAATCTCACTGAGCGTGGCATGGGTGATCATCCTATCTAGGGGTTGTCGTGACAATCTGGCATTCTTGACCGGCGATATAGGAGCCGCAAGGTCGCAGCCGTATCCACTGCACAGCATGCATGGCAAACAGTTCTTTCGTCTACAAGTTGCCATCCATCACCGGACATATTGCGAGTCATCGGTGAGTCGTGCCTGCCCCAATTCGACTAGCGTGTCGAGTATCTGGTTCACATTGGTCTTCGCCGCCCGAGTGAACCGCTTGGCCATGTCGTCGGACGATATTGGAGTCCGCAGTTCTAGAAGTGAATCGCGAACGACTTTCACTCGCTCTGGCAAGGTCGCGGGCCAAGGTTGCTTCTTGACCTTCGTAGCGGCTTTCTTGGCGGGAATCTTTTTCTCTTGGCCAGAAAAGGCGGTTTGTGTCGCACCGTCGGGGTTTTGGAAGTCCGGACGCAACCACCGAACGATTCCACGACTTTCCTCTTCGGCTCGTTCGTGATTCAAATCGACTAGGCGTTGTAAGATCTCTTCGTCTTCCATATCGTGGGGCCATCCGTAGGCGTCGAACACGGCGGCATCGAGGTCGTCGTGAATCTGTTTCAGTACCGAGACGAGTCCTTGCTGGTGGATGGTTTGATCCTTGGCCGTCAGTGTTTCACCGGATCGCAACTTCTCCAGCACGTTGTACATGCCGGTCATCGTCAGCGTTGCGTGTTGATCTTGCTGCCGCTTGCGATGGGCGTCGAGTTGCTCAGCCAAGTCGCCAATGCGTTTCTTGCTGGCTGCGTCAGTGATGGGGAATGGGAAGGTCTCGAAGCAGCGGGTTTTGTTGTAACGCGGATCATTACCTACCCCGAGTCGACCACCAGCGGCGAGTGCCCAGCAAACGTGAATTTTGCTCGAAAGCACGCCATGGATGGAAACATCATCTACCGCGAAAGCAATTAATGCATTGTCGGGATGGATCGCATCGTCAAGTAACACAAAGAAGCGATGCTTTGACGTCTCCGCGGTTGCGATATAGCGATGCAACCCGACAAGCTGTTTTCGGAGCTTTGGATTTGGCTCACCGTACACCCACCAATTATCTCGGCGACTCTTACGGTTATTTTGATCACGTTCGGGTTTGACGAAATCTAGCAGATGCTGGTAGACGGCAGGGAAACGTTGACGTACGTCTTCTGACTTCAACTCGCAGACGTCGATTACAAAAACACCGCGAGCCTGCTGCGTAACATCTCGCCCGTTCAGGTACGGATGGATAGTCGCTCCGCATCCTTTTGCAATTAGGTCGGCAGCAATTTTTGCCTCAAGGACAAACCCCTGGCCGAAAAGGCAATAGCCTCGATTGCTGAGATCCTCATTCGCTTGAAGAGTGATTGCCGAACCAACGTCCGCGCCAATTCGCAAGTCAGCTTGGATGATCCCGCTCGAAGTCTTGAACTCGATTGCTGCCGCTTCCTCTCCGCGTTCTTCTTCCGATGCCACGCGGTTCAACACGCCAGCCGATTCGCCCGGAACGCCAACCGTCATCGCGATCCGCACCGCAGCGCACATCGCCGTATCCACCCACGGGTGATCTGGGATCGCGAAGTCGATCGAAAGCGGATTCTTGGCTTGCAAGTGCGGTGTGACGACTCGGCGATTGAACGTTTGACGAAGACTGTTTGTCGTGATCAAACCGAAGCGGTTGGCTTGTTCGGCCCGCACTCTTTCGGCCGCCGTGTGCCACCAGTACATCACGTAATCACACGACTCGGGCAGTTCGCTGTACGTCGATCGGATCACCTTGGTGTAGCCGTCGCCCAGTGCGTCTCGCATCCGCGACGTGCCAATGAACGGCGGATTGCCGACGATGTAATCCGTTTCGGGCCACGCGGCTTTTCTTGAATTGATGTAACGCTGCTCGTGAACGCGTGCATCTTCATCGGGCACCTCTTCGCCCGTGACCGGGTGCGGCTTCGTTGTTCGCCCATCCCAGCGAGTGACGGGATTGCCGTCATCATCGACAACCGGCTCGATTCTGTCCCAATCCAACACTGCGTCGCGGCACTCGATGTTGCCGTAATCTCGCAGGATTGGCTCGGGAGGCGTCGTTTCTGTTCGCGTTCGTTTGTGCCACTGTACGTACCCGATCCACAAGACTAACTCCGCCAGCGCTGCAGCCCTCGGATTGATCTCGATCCCCAAGAATTGATGCGGGTCGATCGTGATTCCCGGCAGAACGTTGTCCCCGAAACTTGCCAGAGTCGCTACGACTTCCCCCTCTAGCCGTTTCATCAACTCCATCGCGACATAAAGAAAGTTTCCGCTTCCACATGCCGGGTCCAAGACCCTGACTTCACATAGCTCACCGTGAAACTCACGCAAAAGATTGACCGCATCTTTTCGCTTGCCTTCGTCATCCAGTCGTGTGGCAGCCGCGTAGGTCGCATCCCACTGCTCACGCAATGGTTCGATGATCGTTGGCATCACCAACCGCTCAACGTAAGCACGTGGCGTGTAGTGTGCTCCTAGCTTGTGACGTTCCACCGGATCCAACGCTCTTTCGAGCAGGGTTCCAAATATCGCTGGTTCGACATCTTTCCAGTCGTAGTCGCCCGCTGCCTCGATCAGGAGTTGCAACTGGTCTAGCGTTACCGGCAAAGCGGTCTTGTCCTTGAAGAACTTGCCGTTAAATCGACGGACCTTCTCGCGCAAGAACTGGGAGAACTCACCGCAGTCCATCGCAGTCCAAAGACCCTCCACCATTGGCACGAAGTTGTCCGGCTCTGTGCGAAGACTCAACAGCAATTCGGTGAATCCATCTCGCTTGATTAGGTCGACATCTTCGGCAAACATCGTAAACAAACATCGCATCAGAAAACCCGCTACAACCTCCGGGTCGTGTTGGGCCTCCAAGCTCTTGGCCAGCTTTGCCAGTCGAGTCGCAATCTCCCGCGTAACCTCTGCCGATCGTTTGCTAGGGTCGAGTTGGTGCGGACCTGTGAATAGCAACCGAAGGTCACCACGTACATTCTCGTCACTGAGTCGAGTGATTTCGATTCGATAGCTACGTGGGTCGGGAAACGGCTGGTAGTTCTTCCCTGTGCCGCTAAAGTCCGCGTACAAATCAAAGCAATAGCCGATGTCGGCAACAACCAAGAAAGGTGGCCACTCCGGGAGGGCTTCCGCGTAACGTTTCGCCTGACCTCTCGCCCGAAACATCGACTTTTCCCATTCACGGGAGCCTCGTTTGCCAGTCCCGCTTCGTTGTCTGGCATTGCGGGTAACCGTAGCCAGTCGTTCATCTGCCGATGCGTTTTTCTTCTCAACGCCCTGCTTCGACTCAAAAACGAAGCTGCCTTGCTTATACAGGTCGACTCGTCCGTCGCTGAAGGTTCCGTCCCCATTGTTGAATTTTATTGCCTTTTCGAAGACGTACGTGTTTTGGTCCTCGCCAGAGTCAATCGTCGGGTCTGGATGATCGACACCTAATAGGTCACACAGCTCCACTATGAACGCCTGCGAATTTGCTAGCTCCGCTCCGCCGGACTTCGTCCAGCGCTCAATGAATTCTGCTGCCTGCATTCGCTCTGCCCCATGCCTTTGTTGATGATGGGGAGCATCTTAGCAGTTTGCGCACGAACGACAGCACCTAGTCGAATCCGCCAATTCGGTGACCGGACAACTGCTTCCAACTCTCAATTACTCTGACATCGCGGAAAGCCCCCTGCTTTAGCTATGGGGATGGATAGCGATTCGGATCGACGCCGTTCGATATGGCGTCGATCCGACCAAATACGTGTTGCCCTGCAAGTAGGTATCGCTATAATAACTCGTGACACACAACTTTTGATACGCTCCAAACCGGTAACGATTCTTGCGGATTCTTCTGCGCGAGTTGTGTGTCAGCCGGTGCGGGGCACCTTTCACAGACAACCGATGCGACGAACGTACAAATACCGACTGTTCGAAACACGCAGGAATGTGCGATTGCATCGCATGATTTCTACGTACGGTCGTATTTGGAATCACGCGGTGGCATTTCAACGGACGTACTTCCGTCTGTTCGGCAAGTATTGTTCGAAGGCGAAACTCCAGAAACACATTGCGAAACTCCGCAAACGTCATGAAGATTGGATGCTGGTTGGATCGCAGTCCGTCCAAAAAGTCGTTGAGCGTTTGGACAATGCCTACCAGCGTTTTTTCAAGTGGTTGAAGACTCGCAAGGGAGTCAAAGCAGGTCGCCCCGGATTTCAAAAGTCGCGAGAGTATTCGTCGTTCACGATGACGCAAGCAGGATGGAAGCTGCTCGGTGGCAACAGGATTAGGATCGGACGACACAACTACAAGTTTGTGAACTCCAGAGAGATCGAAGGAACGATAAAGACGGTCACGGTGAAACGTGACCGCATGAATCGATTGTGGTTGTGCTTCTCAACATTGAACGAAGAATTTAAGCCATCCACGCCAGTAACGAGTAATGTCGGCGGCGCGGATTTCGGTTTGAAAGACTTTCTCACGTTTAATGATGGAAGTACGATCACCAGCCCGGAGTTTTTTAAGCAAGGTAGTGCTCAATTGGCGAAAGCGAATCGTGAACTTGCGACGAAAACCAAGGGAAGCAACAACCGACGCAAAGCGAAGAATCGACTTTCGAGAGTCCACGAACGAATTGCAAACCGCCGTCGTGACTGGTTCTTCAAACTGGCCCATAACCTTTGCGACCGGTACGCGGTGATGTGTTTTGAGGATTTGAACTTAGATGGCATGAAACGACTTTGGGGCCGTAAGGTCTCCGACTTGGCGTTTGATTCGTTCTTGTCGATACTCAAGCACGTTGCAGCAAAGCGAGGGTGTCGCGTCGTTCAAGTTGGACGATTCGAGCCGACCACAAAGACGTGCAGCGATTGCGGACATGTCCAAGACATGCCGCTTTCGGTTCGTACGTTTGAGTGCGGTGGTTGCGGTCATTCAATTGGCCGAGACCACAACGCTGCGATAAACATTCAAGAGCTGGGTCGTCAGCTCGATAGGCGAGGAAATGTCAGTCAGGCTCAGCCTGCTGTTTCTGTTTGAACCTAAGAATCCCCCGGATTTATCCGTGGGGAGTACGTCAAGTCTATTAATTCAAAGCCAGCCCTGGCAAATTCACGTCACTCGAACAATACAGCCTAGTAGCCATGTGCCACGATCTAGCGGGCATTGATTACAATCGGTGTTCGTTGCCCCCTAATCCCTCGAAAGGCTCTCTCAGATGAAATATCTATCGGTTCTCGTTCTCGCTTTGGTTGTGTTTACCGGGTGTGGCGAGTCAGTTGCAGACAAGATCGCTAGGGCGGAAGCGGAATACAAGCTTGCCGAGAAGAATGTCGAGCTAGCCGAAAGCATGATCGGAAACAGCGAGAACATCATTAAGTCCGCATTGGATACCGGAGACCGGGATGAAGTAGATAAGTGGACCGCCGCATTGGCAGAAGATCAAGACCGTTTAGAGTCAGCAAGGGAGAGACTGAACCAAGCAAGTAAACGACTAGCCGATCTAGCGAACGACTAGTTAAGTGCTGGATTGCTTTGGTTGAATTGAGATTGCGATGCTTCCATCTCTCGATCATTATTCAGCCTGAATTCCCTAGCATCCGTCCGTCTTCTCAGGTCCGCCAATCGATCCCGCTCCGCGATGGCCGCAAGTACCTGACGCGTCACCTTGTCCGTAATCGCCTGCTCATTGGATTGGATCTTCAAGTCCACCGCCACCTGATTCGCGATCTGAACCTGCACTTGCTGACTCTCGCTCATCGCCTGCTGACGTGCTCGCTGGGCATCCGCTATCCGTTGCTGCTCATCGCCACCAAAGCTCCGGAAGAAGCCACTGTTCTGGGCATCCGCTAGGTTTGCTCCGCGCACCGCAGTTGATGCATCTCGCGTTCCAATCGAATCAAGCAAATCACGCTGCGACCGCGATAGTTCTGACGCCCTACCTGCATCCGCCAATCTCTTTGCCGAAAGTGCTTCCAGCTTGTCGACCTCGGACAACTTGACGAACCGAATAGCCGCGTTCTCGAGTCGCTCTTTCTCGGTCGAGTAGATGTCCCGTTGCTTCCGCTCCTCCTCGTCAAGCAAAGATAATCGATCTCGCAAACCCTTAGTGACTTCCTCATTGGCTTTCCTCCGTTCGTCCGTCTCTTGCTGGATGGCCTTCAACTGATCCTTCTGGACTGCCACAAGCCGACCGGCTAGATCAATCCCGTCATCCAAAGCCGCATTGCTCTCCACCAAACTCACCCCAGTACCGGTGATCGATTTCTGATAAATGTCTGCCTGTACGGTCAAGCGTCCTGCAAGGGCAGCCGCCTTTTGGGTCTCTGCCGCCAAGTCGCTCATCAGTCCGGATTGGACTTCTAGGTCGAGCCTTTCGAAACTGCTCCCCAATGCCGCATCGTCGGCTTCACGGCTGAGGCTCAAGTCGGCTGCCTCTTGCTTGTCATCGAACTGCTTGTTGATCGCATCGATTTGAGCTTGGTTCTGTTTCGCAAAAGCCCGCATCGATTCAGCTGCTTCCAACCCCGATGAATCAATCAGGTCGAATAGGCCCGTCATGTCCCCGACGTAGTCCGCCCACTCGGCTGCCGAAGAACCGATCTTGGCCGTGTTGGAATCGATGTCGCTCGCACTGCCATCAAGAGTGTCAGCAAGGCCTATCAACCCGACGGTTAGTGCTCCGGCTGTCAGACCTACGCCAGCGATAGCCGCAGCGGGTATTGCAGCTGCTCCAATGGATGCTCCACCTATCGATGCGCCAATAGAACCGCCCGCTTGCGAAGCAACGGTACTCACCAACCCTCCACCGCCGACTGAACCCCCAAGCGATGAACCGATCAGGCCTGCGATGCCGCTACCACGTCCGCCCCCACCCTTGAACCCACCGGAACTCGCTGAGGTGTTGAAATCACGCTCCGCAATAGCCGCCCGTCTTGCTTCGGTGGCTACCTGCCTCAATGCAGCCGCATGGGCACGGTTGCCATTGGTGGCCTTCAATAATGAGATGCCTTGCCGGTCAAGCATCGTCACGTACTGCAATGCCGCTTGCCTAGCTACTTGTGTTCGCTGGTTGTCTATCTGCTGTGCCTGGGATCGCAATGCCGTCCTGTCTTTCACCAGCGAGGTCACTTGAACCAAGCCAGATAGAGACTTAAACAACCCAAGCCCTACGTCAGTCGCTCCCTTGATTTTGAGAAGCGTGTTGATGAATTCCTTTGCATCCTCATTCCCCGCAGTCAGAAAGGCTAAGCCAGAAGCAAGCTGGCCAATTCCAGATGCACTCTCTTCCGCCTTAGACGCGATTTCTCGGAACGATGATGAAAGCTCTTTACCTACGCCACCCCCAGCTCTCTCAAGATCCTCCAACTGCCGCAAGGAATCACCAAGCTGGTCACTCAGCACATCGTCATCAAGCGACACGCCCACCGCGACAGCATCCGCAGCGAGCTTCGAATCCAACAACCGCTTCAACTCATCCGCTTCCGCACTGATCTCAGCCGGGTCGAAACCGACCGACGGGTTCACGTCGATGGGATTCGAATCAAACGCCGTCCCAAGATCCGACATGAAATCGGAGGACACACCCGCCACATCCGGCATTTCCACCATGAATCTAGGCGGGTTTAGATTCTGCTCGCGCTCGAAGTCCCGATTGAACCCGGCTGCTGCATCCACACCAGATGGGCCGACTGGATCAACCGAACCAATAGGAGCAGCCGGGGCTACCGGACCGACCGAAGATTCTCGCAGCGAACCGCTATTGCGAGACAAACCACCAAGGCTTTGACTCGCTGAAACCACAGAACGCTCGATCGCACTGAGTTGAGCAACTGCCGATTCACCCACCGACTGGATGGATAAATCCGCACCCCGCATCGCCTTACTAATCGAGTCGCTGAGACTCTTTAGCGATCCCGCATTGTCAGGATGGTTGGTTAGTTTAATCGGGTATTCAAGTGGTTTAGCCATAGCGGCTAGTTATCACCGGTCTTGGCCCAAGTTCAAGCTTACTGATCTTTGGACATCGGCATGATGACGTACTCGCTACCATTGCCAGAGGTGAGCAACACAGTCTGATGGCTGCTCACCATCGAGATCCCTACAACGTCAAGGGGGTCCAACGCCTGCAAGTAATCCAAGGCGTATCGATGGTCCAACACCACATCAATTTCAGCACCCTCGTATGCAATCGGAATCTCTGACTTTGAGGCACCAACATCCGCTGTCTTGGAGGCCATGGTTAGCAACCCACTGCTGATCGTCATATTCACGCCACGCGATTCCTTCTCGGTCGTGATCGAAGCCTGCCTGACGCAGCTCAATAAAGACCCGACATGAACCTCAAACGTCGAACCATCACGATCTGGGATAACCTGACGCCACGAAGGATACCGACCCTCTACTAGTCGGGTCCACAAGCAACCCCGTTCGGTTGTCACCTGCAGATGATTATGGGTCATCCGGATCTCAGCATCACCCTCGCTCACCAGTGTCCGGGCCAACAACTGACAAGCTCGCGTCGGGACAATTCCGCGCATGTCCTTGCCTGCGATGTCATCGATGTGAAACCTCGACAGCCTACGGCCATCGGTGCCGATGAAGTTCAACACCCCGCCATCCAGCTCGATATTGACGCCCCCCAACGCATACCGGCTGCTCTCCGAGTCGGTCGCAAAGGACGTGAATTTGAGCCCCTGACAAATAGCCCGCTTATCGAGAGTGATGGTTTCCCCGTCCTTGATCAACTCCACACCTGGATGCTCATAAGGGTTGGCCGTCGAGAGCTTAAAGTCGGCTTTGCCCGCAGCGATGCGAAGATCCGTTCCGTTCAGCTCGAATTCAATGTCGTCTGCGTCCGTCTCTTTCAAGATCCGCAACATCCGTTCTGCGTGAAACAAGCAGCTTCCATCTTGTTCCGCCGCTCCGGTGAGTTCCAGTTTTACCCCGTGGTCCATATCCGTGGCAGAGAGCGAGATACGGCCCTCACTTGCGATGCACTTCACGTACTTGAGGATATCCTTCGGGGATTTGTTCGGGGCGACCGATGCTGCTACCTGGAACGAGGTGAGGAATCGGTCTCTTGCGATTTGGAACTTCATGCTATGCCTTTCTTGGTTTCGAAACGAGTACCAGTGTTAGACGCATTGCATGGCCTTCGACTGCACGACGGGCAACAAAAAAAGCCAACCTGAATAGGCTGGCTTTGGGTGGTTGCTAAGAGGTTGGGACTAGTCGGCTCTACCCATCACGTGAAACCTCTTCACGCAAACCGTGTAGCTTCCGCATGACTCGATCGATGTCGGCAACCATCTCATCAAGTTCGACAACTTGCTGGCCAGATGCGGTCTTGATCGCTTCCCGCAAACTACCCACAGCAAAATCCAAGCTGTGAGCGGCCTTCGTCATGTCTTCTGCCAACACTTCTTGATCGTCCATCGGGTCAGACCTCGCTTTCGACGCACAGATCGCAATCACCGACCTCGCCCGATACCAGCCAGACCTTTGCATCACAGCACTGATCCCGCACCGCCTCACGGGTGGCCGTATCGAGTGACTGCCAAACCTCTTGCTCTAGCACCAGGACGCCGCCTGCGCCAAGGGCCTGGATTGCGATCGCAATTGCAATCCGGCATCGCTCTCCCTCGCTCAGCTCATCGAAGGCCACCCACTTACCGCGGCGGGCGTGTTCGCTCATCAGCACACTGTCAACTAGCTTGAGGCCCTCAACATCGAGCTTGCTGGTTACGACATCGGAAGTCCCCTTTGCGATCGCCCGAAACTTCTTGGCTCGGTCTTGGTCGCTCTTGATCTGATCCGACAGTTCCTTCGCTCGCGTGGCTGCCTCCCATTGCTGCTTTGCCGCTTCCGCATTGTGGAGGGCTTCCAAAGCATGACGCTCATCGGATTCGAGTGAATCCACATCGACCACGCTCAAACTGACGGGCTTGCGCATCGATGCCAGCTCATCACGACGGGCCGTCCATGCGTCAATCTGATTGACTCGCTTTTCATACTCCGCTTTGGATGCTTCAGCGGCTTCTAACTTCTTTCGAAGTACCTCAACCGTTTCTATGGTCCTGGCCAGCCCTTCGCGGGTCTCTTCCACATCGTAATCGGGCTCAAACGACAGATGCTGTTCGAGCTTAGCATCAATCGATTCGTTGTCCCTACGTGCTGTCTCATTGGCTTCGTTTTGCGCCCGACCTTGCTCCAAAGCTGACTTGGATGCCGAGTACGCGTCTGCCAACTCCGCGACCCCCTTAGGCGGTTGATCTGGCTTAGCACCCTTGGATTGTTCTACCGCCACTTGCCAACGTGCCTCAGAATCTTCGACACTGACTTCGTAGCCTTTCGCTACCGCATCGGTTGCCCGCTTGACCTTGCCTGCCAACTCCAAAAGATCAGATGCCCCTTCGAGCGATTCGGCATCGACGGTATCCCAGAACTTATCTTCGCCGCCAAACAGACCGTAGAAGTCTTCGGGGCCGTAATCGTTTGACGTGAGGGAAACCAGAGCCTTGACCCGTGCCTTGTTTCGAGCAGCCGCATCCTTCAAGCGTGGATCAACCAAATCCGAGATATTGAATCGACCGGTCAGCGATTTCGTGTCGGTCTTGCCCTTGGTTCGGATCTTGTCGGTTACAACCTTCTCGACCCCCATGCCTTTGATCGAACCGCGATCATGGCCGTCGCTGACCCCGAGTGTGACTTTCTCACCCAAGAGGGCAGAGACACAAAGCAGGGCCGTGGTTTTGCCAGCTCCGTTTCTGCCCTTGATGATTCGGATGCCACCCTGACCGGGCGGCATATCGAATTCCACGTGCTCGATGGCCTGGACGTGATTGATGGATACTTCAGTGGCGGTTGCCATGCTTATTTGCCTTTGCGTCAGAGAATGAAAATGGATTCATTCCGGTAGACGCAAGGGCGGGAAGGCGATTGCAATTAAAAAAATTGGCCACCAGTCCAGATCCGCGAGAAAGTGGAAATACTGTGATCCTGATCACGCACACAGCTCTAACTGTAGATTCCATCGCAAGATCGTCAATTTCCCCAATTATCAGGCTTTTCCCATTCCGTGAACTTGACCGGATTCCACCGCCCCGGTTTAGTTACACCAGTCGGGTGGAAACCTTTCACCTCGATTCTAAGATCGAGGGATTCCAGCTGCTAAACATCAGGCAATCACAATGGCACATATTTTTGGCGACCAACTAAGGAAAGCGAGACGCGAAGCTAAGGAAACCCTAGTAACCCTTGCGAAGGCGAGTGGTCATTCGGTTTCGATGGTCTCGCAAATCGAACGAGGCGAGAAGAATCCCCCAAATGAAGACTCAATACACGCATGGCTGCAAGTGCTCGGTTGCGAGAACATGCAAGATGAATTTCGCGTTTGGGCGTTGCAGTCTGTTCGATCCCTGCAGGTGAGAATCCAAGGCAAAAGCAAGGAAGCCACCAGCGTGCTTACTGCTCTAGCGCGTAAATACGAAAACGACGAGCTAAACGACTCAGTTTGGAAAAGAATCGAAACTATTGTCACCGAGGAGAGCGGGCATAAATAACCTTGGTTAGCGACACCTCTCTTTCATTCGGCGTTGTGGAATGCAATCAACCTCGTCGCCAATCTTTGTCTAGCGCTTTGGATTGCAGACTTTGCACGGTTCGTAAGCAGATGTAGCCCTGCTTAGCGGAATCGGGTAGTGCGACTTCTTGGCAAAGCGGCAGCTCTCACGGTGGTACTTCGTGCCCGTGTCCGTGATGTAGACGATCTCCTCATCCTCTCGCGTGCTCTCGACATTGGCAGGCAATGCGGTCTCGACTCGCTGGCCATTGCGGTAATCCCACGGTGCGACTTTCCTAGCGTCCGCCCATAAGCCACGCCCAAGCCTCCGTGCCGTCTGCTGTGCCTCTGCAAGTCGCGTGTCTTTGTTGTACTTCACGTAGTGCCAAGCGAGGCCAGCGGTCAGTAGGTCCTCATTCACCCAGTCATCGCCGACATACAGATAGCCAAGCGATCTACCGTACCGATCTTTGCCGGTGATCTCAGCACGGCCGATTTTGTTGAACATCTTTCGAGAGATCCATTCCGTGGATTCTTCTCCAAATCGCTGCGCCTTTTCAGGGGCATCGACACCCTCGAGCCGGATAGTCGTTTCCCGACCATCCAACGACTTGAAGTCGATCGTGTCACCGTCTTTGGTGCGGGAGATCATGCCAACGAGGACCTCAGCCCCTTCGTTAATCGGTGGCCCCCAAATGGCTTTGACGTATTCGCGATCGGTAAGACTCAGACTAGCCAAAGGCACTTCACCACGCTTGCCAGTGCTGACATTCTCTAGCTCAACGGTCTCGCTCTCACGCACATAGTTTGTCAGCCTCGCTTCGATCGTGTTATTGCCGTCGCTTGTGTTCCACGTTCGCGGCTCTGGCTGGGGCGATGAGTCGGCAACTACGGGATCGGTATCAGGCTCGCTCTCTTTCAGAGGAATGCTGTCAAGGACATCCAGTTCGTCGAGCGGTTCAGTCGATGGTCCCACCTCCTCGTCTGGCGCCGATGCTTGAGGCTCATCGAATATGGGAGACTCATCTGCGATCTTGACTGTGACTGGCGACAGCAAAACGGAAAGCCCACCCATACCGCAGCAACCGAAGATGAGGACGGCGAAGATGCCGACAACTGCGGTTAACCAAACGGCAACCGGATTCTTTTTCTTGACCATACCAAAAGCCTTTCGTTGATGATTCCCCATCATGATAGGGGAATCCACGGATCACGAAATGGGCTTGATTCTGCGACTGTGCTAACGCAATTGATTGCCGACCTAACGGGCTTGGTTCCACTCTCGAAACGCTTTCGATCGCCGAACAACCGTTTCGATCTGCTCGCTAATGTTGCCCGTCTGCCGCAGGAATTCAACGACTTCGGGGGTCGCCCGCCCGCTGAACGGGACCTTCGCCACACCGCGTTTCGGCGGAGCCCCAAGCGATTTTCCGGGCCCCGCTGTACGTTTACCTCCGTGCTGCTTACTCGTGAGGCCAAGTGCATCCGCGATCGCCTCGAAATTAGAGACCGACAAATCAGTTTCGCCACGAACCCAGCGGCCAACCGTTGACTTGCTCAATCCCGTCGTCGCAGCTAACTCGTAAGTCGACATTTTCGATCTTCGGAACGCTCTCAGCAGTGCCTTGTTCACGCGATCCCCAGTTTGCTGATCGCGTACAGTTCGGACGGGCTAACCGTTGGAGGACAGGCCAACCGGCCTATCTCATCTCCCAGCGTTTTTTCTGCCGCCGGATCGGCATTGGCGTTGTCCGCCAAATGCTTTAGATGCGGATAGTGGGCGACGTATTTTTCCGCAATTTTCTTTTGATCGTTGGTCATGATTACAGCCCCAATGTTTTGACAGCGTTTTTGATTTGGCTCTGCTTCATCCCAACTTCTTTTTCCCACCCTTGCATAGTCGCGGTTGGTACGCCTTGACCATGATAATCAGCCATAAAATGCTTGACTTTGGCGTTAAACGTTTCGCGGATCGTCTGAATTTCGTCGCTGCTGTAAATCTCATCGCCGACCATGATGTGTCCACCGCTGTGCATTTCGTCGATTAATTTCGAGATCATGCGATCTTGCGGCATTTCGTGGCCGGGGTCGTATCCCTCGAATTCCACGTTGACTTGGTTTTTGCGGCTTTGTGCCAATCGCTCGATTTCAGTTTTGATTTCAGCTGCGTTCATCGTTTTGTCTCCGGTTAGTTTCGGCTCGCGTCATTCGCTTGCCATGTCCTAAATTATATCGACACGGTCTTGCTTGTGCAATACGAAATCAGGAAGAAAGGGAAAGTTTTTTCAGCTCCGCTGGTTTGTGATCCACAGTTCGTTTTTGACCGCGTTGCGTTGATCCCTAATTCGGATCTGCTTGACGAACTCTTCAAGCTCTTCATCCGTTCGAGGTTCTTCACTCATTCGTAGGCTCTCCAATGACTTGACTCGCTATTGATTTCAGTGCGTTGCAGAACGCATCTATTTCAGTTAGATCGATAGGCAATGTGTTTTCCGGGTACTCACCATCGTTCGTAACGCTGAGCAGAAGGAACGGTCCAGCCGCCTCATCTACGATCTCGACAGTTGCGGACGACCGAAATAAATAGGGACCGTCTGTTTTCTCACCAGGAATCCCGATCACAAACTTTGTTGGCGTAGCTTGAATCTCCATAGCTTCCCTCATTTTCGTTCACGCATTTGCGACGCATTCACCGGACAACCGACCGCTGGTATACATTGCCAACTGCTCCCCAATCCCGAGACCCTCGCAGGGCAATTCAACATTCACTCCGAGGCTTCCTAAGATCTCAGCCAACGGATGGGCATACAACTTGCCAGCATGGATCTCAACCGTCAGGTCGCAAGGCTTAAGCGGTTGCTCGGCCTCCCCTGTCTCAAACGGTTCGAAAAGCTCGTGAATCAGATCGTACGCAACCCAAGCATGCCAGATTGCGAAGTCAGCAGGTGTCTTATCTGCAAGTGTTTCATCGTACGGTTTGCGCTCTTCGTCCGGTCGCCATGCCCCGTACTCCGCTGACAGAACCCGCCATTGGAGATTGCGACACTCAGCATACTTAACCCGCTTTGAAAACAGCGATCCGCCGTACATCTCTTGCGGCCTGATCCGACCACCACGCTTTCGCTCTGGTGTGTACGGCAGCTTTGTCTTGCTGCACCCGATTAAAATCAATCTCATTGCTCACAATCCCAATGTTTCAGACGTTGACAGGCCTAACCAAATCGCTGTGGTCGCCTTTGCTGTTTAGCTTTTTCGCGATCATCCATGATCTTGCGAGCCAAGTACTCTCTCTGATCGTCCCACGACTTTGCTGCAGCTTGTGCGTCACTAGCGACGACTGCATCACACTCTTCCGGTTTCGCCGGTTCCACTTGGGGCACTACCGCATCATCAACACAAGACTCCGCTCGCTCCGCAGCACTGTCACGCAAGGCCGCATCACGCACGCGACTCTCCTCGCGAGTCCGCAACCACTGGTAACAACGGGCATGGTTTGAAAAAGTCGACGCCACCAGACCAAGCATCTCATCGTAGGTCAGGTGGTCGCATTCGCGATCACCAACCAGTACAGCAAACCCACCTTCATCGCGGCAAACAATCCGCATCTCTTCGGCAACAACGTGCGGAACGCCTTCGTGGTCGATGTATAGCTTGGCACCGCCGATCATCGCGAAGGAAGGATCTTCATAAACACCACAAACACGGCCCATTTCATCAGTAAAAACGGCAGGCAATCTACGCGCGGCACAAAAATTGATAGCCGCAATATGAAACCGACCTACGAATGCCCCGTCCCAGCCGTACAGCCGTCGTTCTCCATCCTCGCTCCACTTCTTGACCAGCTTTCGCCCGTCCCCAGCGTCAACCAAAACCACTTCATCCATCACAGCAACCTTTCAATCTCAACAGGCATCACGACATCGCAGGCGTGGACTAATCGCACATCGCTGCACTTCGACGACAGGAACGTGCGAACATCCTCACGCGCAAGACACAAGGCCTTGAAGCGATCCGTACCTTGCTCAAAACGTATGGGGCTCACCACGCGGCGAGTCCTAACACCGGATGCATCGGTGTAGGTGATCGAAACAGCGAACGTATCTTGTTCACGCATCGCTAGTGCAATCATCCTCAAAGCCAGTGCATCCATGCTGAGATAGACGCACGCGAAAGCCATCGACTGCGCAACGGGTCGAAGAATCGCTCAAGAATCGGCAGCTGCCCAAATATGGCCCCGAGTCACAGAGCTTTACTTGCCCTGCTCGGCAGACCCATCGGATCGCGACTAATTCAGATAGTTCGCGTCCGTTTCATTCATTGCATGCGATGCTAGGCCACCAAATCAGCAGACAGTTTTCGCAGTCGGGTCATGGCTCGGCACAGCTTGTAATTCACTTGCTGGCGTGTGATCCCTAATTCCTCAGCCACTTCGCTGGCCTCCATCTGGCCAAGGTATCGCATACGAATGATGGCCGCTGCTTGGGCTGGGAGCTGCTCAAGTCGGCTCACTAATTCTTGGGCCAATTCTCGATCCTCAGCAACCTCGGACGGTGCCTCTGATTCGATGGCATCATGCCGCTCGATACCTTGCGTCCGCCGACTGTCACGCTTAGCAGCCGTTGACTTGCGCCATGCGGATGTGCGAGCACGATATGCGACACTGATCACCCAAGCTTGGATCTCATCAGCAGTCTGGCCTTCGCAAGATTCCCCGTTGGCCAGGGCATTCATGGCCGTGACCTGGAACAAGTCATCGGCGTCTACTGCTTTGGTCGCGATACCCTTGATCCGGTTTTCGCATCCTACCAAAACGTCCGTGATTTCTGCTGCTGTTGCCATCTGAATTCGCCTTTCGAGGTCCGTGAAGCCAAGTGCCTCAACTGTTCTCTATATGCTACAGTAGTTCGGCCTAGCGCGGTAGTGGGATTCACTCAAAATGGGTCGCATTTCAAAGAAAACAGACGGCCCATCTAGGTGTTCGGTGGTGGACGCCCAATCGAATCGGTGATTGCGCAAATTCCCGAAAACTAGTGGCCGTTGCTGTAGGCTGTCTTGCCCATCATCCGATCTATCACGGTTTCCGGCTTGTGGACCAGCGGTACGCGGATCTTCCGCCCGTCGACTGAGACCACCGCATGGGTTGCTTCCCAAACCTCGCCACGCAATCGATTCATTACCTTGCTGTAGCTCGCCCCGTCATTGCGGACGTAGCCCAACGTGATATGCGGGTTGTATTCGGGGTGGTGGGTCTCGACCGGGAATGAATCGGACAACTTGCCGTTTATCTTCCGCAAGTAATCGGACTCGACAGCCAACTTGGCGACCGAATCATTATCGCGGTTGAAAAATCCTAGGTCACCGACAGATACCTCGATGCGTCGAATCTTGCGGACCTCTGCCACGACCTCTTCGATCGGTGTTCCAGTTATTCCGTAGAGTACCGTCACATGGGGCCATTCTTCCAGCCCCTCTGGAGCTACCGATTCAGCTGGAATCAATCCCTGCAATCCCTTGATAGCTGCCCGCATCTTTGCAGGCACCTCCAACATGATCGCACCTAGCTTGTGTGGATTCTCACCTAGCTTGATCGACCATTCTTTACCCAACGCATGGGCGATTCCTTTAAGCCCCTCATCGACGTTCACAGCCCGATCGTCGAAGTACGCATCCGCATAGATCTTGCCCGAGGTGGGGAAGCCCGCAAGGTTCTCATTCAGGGCATCAAACGGGACTCTATTAGCCTCCAACCACTGCCTGACTAGCTCGTCATTATCCCGGCAGGTAAAGATGCAAATTCGGACTCCGGCACGATCCAGCTTTCGTACGATCTCGATAGACGACCTGATTGGTTCCCCGATCATATCCGGGTCGTACTTACCCAGGACGGCCAACGTCCCATCTAGGTCGACAGCCACGATCGGACTGTCGTCGGCTTTGACCCTTTCCGCCTTGGGGGACGACTTGGGTGCCGACTTGGACATCGATTTAGGCGCCGGGTAGTCGGTTCGGCCTAGCACCATCTCAGGACGTGCTTGTGTGGTTGGGGCGTTCTCTGGATCCTCATCACGGACGAATCCTGTGGATGTCACGCGGGCATCATCTCGCCAGTCACCGAACGGGGGCAGGCCGCGGATTGCACGCCATTCCTTACCGAGCCGACAACCCGCTGCTAGGTCTTGCGTCAACTGCGTCTCAACAACAGCCGGATCATCCATCGGCTGGGTTTCGAACTCGCAGACCATCGATTGCCCAAAGTCCTCAAAGAGCAACGTGAAGTCCTCACCGAGCAAATCCAAGTCGGCTTGCACAACGGTATTGGCTTGGGTGATCGCTGCTGAGATACTTCCGTGGGTCATGTTGTCGGTTAGGCCCACCATGGCAGCTCCTGCGCCGTGGGTGGCTAGGATCACTCGACCGATTTGATCGAATGATTCTTCATATTTCATATCCTTCGGAGTCGTTGTGCTTTGGATCTTGGCACCACCGCCAATGGCAGCCCACTTCTCATCCATCCGGTCGCCTTCGAACTTGCGGTTCATCCGCTTCTCGACCTCATTCAGCTTTTCCTCATCGATGTCCGGATCATCGAATGTCAGCAACGCATGAGGTTTTGGTCCACGCTTCATATGCCGCCAGCGAGTCATGTCGACCATTGTGGCTAGATCGATCCACCAGCCGGCTGCATCGCTTGGGCTCTGGCCATCACCCCTGGATTGTGCATGTGGGTATCTCACCACCGATAGCTGTTCAACAGGGATTACTTTGTTGACCAGTGCACCAAATTCCTTGCGTGCGTACCAACCCAACCCCGCGTTATCGATCTTGATCTCGACACCACCATTCGGGGCCGCTCTGTCTTCACCGGGCATGATCCGATGTGCGATCGACATCGGGATAATCAACCGCTGTACAATCCGGCTACCGTCAATCGATCGACGATTCCAGATGATGCAAGCCCCGTGGAGGTGCATCTGCTGGATGTACTCCCAAATGAAAACACCAATAGATATTCGGCCACCCGGTCTGGATACCAACCGGGCACACCAATGGGATTCGTCGACCACATCGGCCGCTCCGTCTTGGGCAAGATTTCGCCACTTGGACCCGTATATCGACTTGGCTTTGGCACGCTTGGACTTCGCATTGTGACTACCGTCATAGACATAGTGGTGAGACCTTGCAGCTTGCCTAGCTATGGCAGTGATGCCGAGATAGTTCCAGCCGTTGAACGATTTGACTTCACCTCGTGGATTAGAGCTTTCTTGTCCAAGAGGCGAACCGGAAAGGGCAGCGGATAGCGTCCGGTTAAACGCCTCATCGAATGCCTGTTGCTCGGCTGCTCTTTGCTTCTTGATTTCGGTCGGGATCGGTAGACCCATGGTCTGGCCTCATATAAATCTTCGGGGGACGGGAAGTAGATTTGTGAGGTTAATGGATGGCCACTACATAGGGCAGATTTGGCATGGGCGCAAAAAAAGGGCCGCTACAGCTCGACGAGAACTATAGCGACCCTCCTCAAGGAGAACTCGAACCGTGGTTACGATGCCACTCACGGCTAGGCAGTGACCGCCATTCCCCGACCAGCGGACAGACTCAGTCTTGCGATGCGGATAAGCGATTCGCAATACCAGCCCCCCGCAAACATCTAGGCCGGACACTCAGACGGGCAGACCGTCGTGTGTCTCACCATCGAGCAGTCGGCCTGCGGATTTCGGTCAATAGTTTCTTCATCTTCAATGCCATGCCTTTGGTCAACTACGATTGCGTTCAACCAAGTAGACGCACTGCCCTGCCACCGATTGCGCGTCTAGGAATTGCTTGCCCTGAAATACCGCCCGCAGCAACCATCGCTGTGGTCGACAGTCATCGTTGGATCATTGAATCCCGAAACTACCTCGCACTCTGGGCAGCAATAATCGGAACCGGATTCGATTGGTCGATCGCAGCCAGCTGCTACGCAGATGACATTCGTTCGCGGACGACTCACCAATGCTCCTTTTTTCTTATTCTTGGTTCCAATCGTGCCCTCCAGGCAAAGATGAGCACCCGCAGCCGCATCGATCTTGTCCTTCAACTTCCCGTTGGGAAACTGACGCATCTGGGTCTTAAATGCAGGGGTCCATGATCCACGGACGATGTAGACATTGCCTAGCCTGACTTCTCTCGCAAGCGGTGTCGCCCTAGCTTCTTTGTTCCCCACGGGACTGATCGCCTCGAACTGGACGCCCTGCATCCGCTTTTCAGTCGACCTCACTGAGACCTTACCTCCGCTTCCACCCTCCTCCTCGATTGCAAGTCGATATCGATCGAACCCCCATACCGCTAGATCCGCGTCCTTGCAAAGCACGATCTCATCTTCGACGCGGTCCACATCCCAATGCCCGCTGTGGTCGTCCAAGATGTAGTAGTGGATCTTGGGAGGGTTGAATACGGATTTCTCGCCAATCTGGCGACTGTGTTTGCCAATCAAAACACCTGCCGTCTGACATCCTCCGTCTTTTGTTGCCGCCTTATCGAAGAACCTAACAACCTCATCCAGGTCGGCTGGCACTTCGTCCGCATCGATCTCAATCAGATTGTCGGCCTTGAACATCGTGCCTTGGACTTCGACCGGGTTCTGTTGCAATTGGGCATGGGCATCATTGCCAAGGTCCATTTCCATATCAGCCACAGTGCTTTCTGGCAGTCGTAATGGGTCGAGCAACTGACCGGGTTCGGTCCGATACTCACCACCGAATCCACGGTCTGGCATCGCTATTGCCGGATCATATCGCATCGGGAATTTGACAATATGCCATCGCCCTTCACGCCCCTCTGCTGTGTCAATTGCGTTCTGCTCCTCTGGGATCATCAACGGGCCTGAAACCGAAAGATGCTGACCACAGAGAATGTGCCGGACACTCGACACCCCACTACCCGTATCGTCGACGACAGTGCGGGCCTTACCTCGGGTACTTACGGTCTTGAAGTACCAGTCCCGCAATTCCTTGATCAGACTCGCGTTATGGGCATCAATGGCCTTCAACGGATCATCCCATATGAAGTAAACCGGGTGATCTCCAGTCAGGCGCTTCTTGTACGTCTGGCCCATCCGCCACCCCCCTTGAGTCAACCGATAATATCCCTTTGCATCAGTGTCGTCCCGAAACGTGACTTCCGGCCAAAGACTGCGATACCATTCCGTCCGCATCAAATCGCGTGAGTCAGACGCATCTCGCTTCGCCAGCCCGTCGTCATAGCCTACCGACACGATCCCAGCACCCGGCGTCTGAGACCAAACCCATGCTGGGAATACACATGAAACCAAAGTCGATTTCAAAACACCTGGGGGTAGATTGATCGACAGCCTACCAATCTTGCCTTCAAAAGCCGCCTGGAGATGGCGGCACACGACCGGGATGTATGGCTCCCAAACAAGCTCGCCCATAGCGCGAGGAACATGCGGCCACGCCAGCCTAAAGAACGTCTCGAGCGAACGGCACGCTCCCTTAGTCGCTATCCGAAGTGCTGGCACTTCCTGCAGCTGGCGTGGCGTGGCCCTGAATGGTTGTGGCGTTTTTTCCATACTTGACTAGAAACTCAGTCTGCTGCTCGGGGCTCATCTCGTTCACGAACTCAGCCAACGTATCTCTAGACCCCACGTTGTTGTTGATGACCACCGTGGGAGCCTCATCCACAATCGATTTGGCCGTCTTGATCGCATCCATCCTCAGTTTCTCGACCGCAATCAGACCCTTAGACGCTCGGTCTTTCTCACGATGGGTCGCTTCCGGATCATCAATCACGTGCTGAAAATGGGAGACGACTTTCTTCCGCATCTCCTGCGGAATATCCCACCCCTCGGTAACGGCACGACAGAGCATGGTCAACTCCCGGCCTATCAGCTTCACTTCCGAATCGTCGTCTGCCATCTACCTAATACCCCCTAGCCCCGAACCTAAGCAATGCGTTTTGTGCATAGTAGAGCACAAAAGCCATGCGTGAGGCAAATAGCTTGTTGCTTGCGACACACACCTCAACCACGCATCTGACCCGTAAGACGGTGTTCCGCTTCCTCAACGGTTGGAGCGTATCGGTAGCTGAATAGATACGCGTCTTCGTCCGTCTCAATGTAGAAGTCCCGCAGCACGCTTATTGCTCGAAAACCCAAGGCTTTAAAAGCCAATTGAGCATCTAAATTGGTCTCGCGAACTTCGAGCATGATTCGATTCCGATCCTCTACCGACAACTTGCCTTTCAGCTTGTTGATCATCGCTGTGAATACGCCTAGCCACTGGTATTCCGGCCCGACTGCAATGTTGAGTAAATGCAAGCGGTTCTTGTGCAACTCATAGAGCATGAAGCCTGCCACTTGGCCGTCAATCTCAGCCACCATACCAATGCAATTACGCTGCATCAGGCACCTCACGAAATCGTCTTCACTCCATGGGAATTCGAAGCATCGGTTTTCGATCCCTAACACGCTGGGCATGTCCATGCGAATCATCCAACGAATATGCACTGCACCATTCATCACAAACCACCCTTTGAATCTACTTGCCTTCGTATGACTTGGAATTCCCAAGCCTCACGTAGACGGGTCAGCCTTCCGATTTCTCGAAGTTCGGACCTTTCTGGCAACCCATGAGTATCACTGTTGAGGATCGCATCCCGGCGTGCTTGGACTTCCGACCACGTGCGAAAACCACATCGCCGAAGATGCGACCTGTATCTGATTCCTCTATTGCGTCCCATCACTGACCCGGAAGGCTACGATGTCCGATCCCTCATTCTCGTGTCGCCAGCAGTAACTACCCGCCGACCGCTCTGTCTGCAAACCACCGGAATTGAATGCAACCTCGACCACTGAATCAGACGCAATCGGGCATTCACCACTGCGCCAACTCAGCCAAGAATCACCGGGATTGATCCGATCTGTGCATTCCTGACCGGGTATTCGCATCGATGCCGTGCTTACAACCCTCTCGCCACCTTGGGATCGATGGAGGTATCGCAGGCATTGCTCACGAATCTCGCATTGTGAATCGTGGCAGCGGCAGACATCATCGGGTAGAACCCGTCCGCGTATCGGTTCGCTCATCTCAAATCCTTTTTGGTTTCCTGCATTTTCTGACTCGCCACCAACTCGCAGCGAACACAACGCTTCTCAGTGATCAACGCACCGCACCCCATGCAGCGTGGGAAGTTCTTGCGTATCTGTCTCGACAGCGCTGGATGCCCCCGACGTGTTGCTGGCTTCAATAGAGGCATGTCGACTGGGAAGTGATGGCCAATATGTGATTCAGCCGGTACTGGTTCGAACGATTCATCAACCGCTAGAAGATCACTCAATTGCTTTTGCGCAAGCCCGTAGCGGCTTGCAATCTTCTCGACCGTCCATCCACGCTCATACAGGGCAACCAACTTGGCCTTGTTCGCTTCGGACAGCTCATTGATGTCTTTAATCCTGCCCATATCAAACGTCCCACGTGCAAACCGTGTAGCCCGCCCCGGCCATTGTTCGCCTGTCTTGCTGATCTGGCTCGCTTTGCAGGCCATCGACTAACGCAAGGGCCTCACCGAAAACCTGAATCTGCTTCTCCATCCGCTCAATCACTTCGCTACTGATTTGAATCTGTGACTCAAACCAATTGACCACCAAACCAAACCCACTGCCATCCTTCGGGGCCTTATTCTGGTTCTTGACCTGATCGAGATCCTTAGCAAGCCGCTTGGTTATTCCTTTGACACGCCCGCACTCCGCCTTGGCCTCAGATCGCTTGCGGTCCAAATCAGACCGCATGGCCCGAAAGACATCTTTGGCCCCTCCAGATACAGCCGACTGCAAACTCGAAAGCATGATTTCTTCCGCCGCACTCATGGCAGATTTTGGGTTAGGGATCTCCCCGCTACGGTCGTAGCTCTCGCGATCCTCTGTATTGATCAGTACCCGATGGGCCTCGTTGACCCTCCGGAATGCCTCACCATCTCCACCGTTATCAGGGTGACTCTCACGGGCCTTTTTTCGATAAGCTCGTTTGATCTCCTCTGCTGTCGCATCCTCATTCACACCAAGTACATCATAGAGATTCACGCTACCACCTTTTGCATACTTGCCACCAAAGACTTGGCCAACGCCATGCCCATCGCATCCGAGGTGTCTGACAACGCACTCAGACCGTCTGAACTGAATTTGCCGTCAATCGCCTCGCTGGCCTGAATCTTGGCACCCATTAGATTCACCATCTTTTGCTCCAAGCACTCTTCGTAGTGAAAGTGGATGACCTTGCAGGGCAGTTCCTGCCCAATCCGAAACGCCCTCCCACTTGCTTGACGCACTACCGACGTCTGCATGCTTGTCTGGTAGAACGCCAAGGTCGGAAAGTTGTAGAGATAACCTCCCCTTGGATCTCGCTGGAAGAAATCCAAACCGACTGCCACCAATCGTGGGTGCGAGATGATGCAATCCACACCCGGCGCGTGCTTGGCAATCCATTCCTCGCGTTTTTTTGTTGGCACCGCCCCCGATCGCAATACCGCTGTCCGAATCCCAACCCGCTCTAGCTTGGCCTGTAACAAACGCTGGACATCTCGCTTCTGCGTCATTTCCGCAAACACCCAACACTTCCTACCCGCCGATACTTCGGATCTCACTAGGTCGATCAATGCACGATCCTTGGGCCAAACCTGATCTTTAAGGCTTCGTGGTTCGATAATCTCCCGCCATTGCTGATCCTCATCTTCGTAGCCAATGGGGCCGTATCCGTTCGGATGGTCCGGATAGTCAATCATGCATCGAATCAACTGCGAGATAGCACGCATGTTGCCGCTCTGGATCAATTCATGCATCGCCGATGCGGCTGCCTCTTCGATTTCCCGATAGGCAGCAAACTGCTCGGACTCCATATGCACTGGCGAGACCCCCCGCGTAAACTGGGGCAGGTCGTCGCAAATATCTTCGAGTCCTAGGAAGACACACTTGCCTAGCAGGTGGTCGCCGAAAATAGTAGGCATTACTCCCGGCCTGACTTTAACCGTCGTCCGGCCCTTCGAGCCTGAGGACTGACGATTGCTATAGGTCGGTACCTTGGTGCGAATCGTCTTTTCAAGCCGTCCGTATTTCTTCGCGAATTCCGATGTCTGGCCATACTCGAAGCCCATCGTTTGCAGGCTTGTTGGTGCCGATCGCCACAGCAGATGCATGATCCCGTGTGCATAGCCATTCACGTACGTACCCGTGAGGGGAATGACGTGTTTGCACATGCTGACGATCTTGCTCGCAGCTATCGCAATTGCGGTGTTGCTACCCGATGCCTCATGGACTTCGTCTATCACGGCATAATCGAACATCCCTCGCATCTTCTTGGCCGCGTAGGTTGCGATAGGCCATCGACTTGGCTTGGCCACCCACTGCCAAAGCGGCTCCCCACACGTACTGCAGCTCGTCTTGGTATTGCCTAGATCATCGAGGGACATGGGCTCTAGCCCCGTCTCATCGCCCACGATCTTCTTCATCGGACGGGAATAGCATCGACCACATGCCAACCCGTTACGCCTGACCACAACGGACGGCTTCCATGCTGGGGCCAACTTGGCCATCGATTCGCTGACGATGTAAAACTCAGCACCAATCGGCGCGGCCCTGCAAGACGCCAGACGCACTAGATCCGTATACCGTTCTACAATCTGAACCCGTGCTTGCGGTACGATATCGAGCAACTCTCGCTTCCACTTTCGGGGCAGGTGTGGCGGGCACATGACGATACACCGATAAGGACGCCCCCTGGCGTGCGTGTGGACCGCTATGGCCGCAACCGTCGTCTTACCGGAACCGAGTGCCCCAACCATGTTGACGGTCTTTTCGCCTGCCCTCATGGCCTTCACCAATGCTGCTATCGCATCGGTCTGACCTCTCTTCGGTTGCCTTTTCGTCTCCGCGAAATCAAATGCTTGACCCCGGTAATGAAGTGGCTCATGCAGCTCATCAATACGGTCCGACAACGCATCGCTGTATCGATGCAAATACTCACTGACGCTATTCACTAGATTTTGATCTTTCGTTTACTAAGCAGCCCGCTGACGAGCTTGTCCATTCGCTGACTATCGAATCGCGCAATCCGGGCCTCAATTCCAAACCCTCCGGCTTGCCGCACTAGTGCAAACCTCTCTACCGATTCAGCAATCGATTCCTGCCATTGGTCCATCAATGGGGTCGTGATCTGATCCCCTTTGCAATAATCCCAAAGTGCCTGCTCATATCCGCCAACTAGCAACTGAGGGTCCTTGCTAACGATCAAGACCTGTGCGGTAGAAAACTTCGGTAGCCGAGTAATTGCCACGCTGTAACCGTGCGGGCAGTTCTGCGAATGGCCAACCGAATCACAATAGACCTCGAAATCGAGACCACCACGGACCATCGCCGCGATACCCTTAGCCACATTCACCGGTGCGGCTAGATGAGCGATCAAGAATCTTGGTTGTCGCTCTTCCGCTACCGCATATGCCTTGCACTTTGCGGGGTGAACCAGCGGGGAACCACCGGATCGCCATCGCGTAAATTTGATATCCCTAAGCACCCACGATCTCCTTAATCTTGCCGCTCTGATCGATCGTCCGAATTACCAACTCAATCTGCTCTGCAACCACCTTTGTTTGGTGCTTGCCGTCACTGCTCTGGTCGATCACCTTCTCGGTCTTCCGGCACGTACCGCGTACCACATGAGGTTTCTCGCCCTCTCGCGAGACCTTGCCGTTCAGATGACCGGCTGCGAGCAACAGAGCCCTGTGCCCGTCACCTAGCTCAAGGGGTGGCCTTACGTTTCGGATATTCCGGTAACCGGTCCCCACCAACGATCTCAATGCGGACTCAGTGTCAAGCAACCTTTCCAAATCGCCATCGGTGTACGATGTCTTTTCTAGATCGAAAACCTGCCCCGGGACGGTCCGGTACTCAATGCCAGTACCCTCAGCCCGCAGGAATTCATACGGCAGGTTCGATTGAGTCGGCTTGGCCTTTTCTCGCTTCACAGCCGTTACAATCCGCTCCCCATACTTGTCGCACCCCTCAGGCGGACGAACGACTTCTACTGACTCAAAATGGGTCCACAACGCCGTCCGCATATTCACATCGCGTAGCTTGCGAACTGGGACCAGCATCACCAACACGCCACCGGCCGCTAGATACCGTTCCGCTCGGGCCAAGAATGCGAACTCACTGGAAACCGAACCACCTAACTCGTTGTCGTACGGTGGGTTGATAAAAAGCAGACTAACCTTGCCCGCCCCGTATGCCGCGTGAAAGTCACTGCAAAGCGATAGCCGTGATGTCGGTAGATTCTGCCTCAGCTGATCGGACCTCGTCAGATCTAACTCACAAGCAATGACTCGAGAGAGTGGGACGTTAATCAATTCAGCCAGTTGCTTGATCGCACTGCCATCACCGGCACATGGATCCATCAACGAAGTCCCTGGGACGGCATAGATACGTTCCGCGATCGCTTCGATGGTTGCGGGCGAAGCTGGAAAATAGCCAAAATTGGTTTGGGAATTCATGCGAGCCATTAAAGTTCTAGCCCCACTGCACACGACTTGAATATCTCTTCCTGCTCGCGAATGTCCGATTCGACCCTATCAGCCTTTTCCAGCACGTTTTCGAGCATCGGTAATTCCAGCTCCGTCACTGGGATATGGACGTTGAGCGGTTTGACCGACCCGACTCGGTTTGAACGCTTCACACACTGGTGATAGTTTTCGTAGGAGTCCTGGACTCCGCTGAAAACCTGACGGGTTGCGATTTGAAGATTCAATCCGAACCCCAGAATCTTCGCCTTGCTCGTGAGTACTTTTGACTCCCCAGAAATAAACCGGCCAACCACACTCTCTCGCCTAGCAATCGAATCGCTGCCACTAAGAGACTCGCCACCCAGCGCCGCATGGGCCAGCTTTTGCTCTTGATCGTAGATGCACCAAACCAACGTTGATTCTTCTGGCCACTGCTTTATCAGATCCGCCATAAACTCCGGTTTGTTTGTTTCAAAATCTTGGCCATTCCAATGCCCCTTAGCTACCTGACCGTAAGAGCCTCGCGTCTGTATCCCACCGGCGCGAGTAGGCACCAATGCACCGAGATGACTGTGCACCCAATCCCACTGCTGTTTCGTCAGATCCACATGATGGATGTGCGTATGGATTGGCGGCAGAGTCCCCGCATTGTCTTTCCACCCATAAATGCCTGGATCGCTCAGGAAGATGCACCAATCTGATAGCGATCGATAAAACGGCTTCAACGCATGGGGCTTCAGTTCCCAGCGGTTCTGAGTCTGACCACGGTTTACAAAGAACGAGGCCAAAAACGAATTGACCGTCGGATATCTATCCATAAAAACCGAATGGTTCGCGTACTCGATTCGATCATTTGGAGCTGGCGTACCCGTCAGGCAGAGCTTCCAATCGAGCCCCTGGCCAAGCCGGATGCAAATACTGGCGTAGGTCGCACCTGCCGACTTCAGAATAGATGACTCATCGAGCACTAATGCGCCAAGGTTGCCCGGTCGCGTGTCCTTCTTTAACGCTTCGTAATTACAGATCCCAACTGCATCGCCTTCGCTATCGAGCCACTGTTGCAGGTTTGCCGCCGTCACTCGCTCAACCGGCATATCGTCGCCGTAGAACTTAGCGGCCTCTGCAATCATCTGCCCCACAACCATCGGGGGAGTGAAAATCAAAACCCGTTTTTTTCGCCCCAGCAATTCGTTGACGTGCTTTGCGTATCCGAGTGCGATCAAGGCCTTACCGAGCCCGCACGCTGCGAACACGCTAAACTTCTGGCGACGAATCGCCATGCGAGTGATTGCCCCTTGATAATCGAACATGAATGGATCAGGGGAGTATTCCGAGCCCACACCCGATGATGGCTTCCCACCCAATAGATGAGCATACCGGTCAGGGATCGTAGCGACGGTTCCGGTAAGCCGAAACCCAGGCAGGGTCTTTGCCGTCAAAAACTTCTTATAGTCCGCCACGCTGGATGTATCGAATCGGATTTGCACCTAAACCACCTCCGACGAAAAGAGCGAAAGTTGGTCGTCGCTAAACGCATTAGCCTTCGCCAAGTTACCCCTAGCAGCCGTTACATACTCGTCCTTCAGCTCACAGCCGTAAAACCGTCGACCAAGCCGCAATGCCGCATAGCCTTCCGATCCGATTCCCGCGAATGGCGAAAATACAATCTCATCCGGATTCGTATACAACCGCACTAGTCGATCGACCACCGGCAACGCCAAAGGGCAAACGTGCCGTGTATCGTCTTCGCCCTTTGCTTCCTTAGTGTTGAGCGTGTCCGACATACGAACGCCATCCCAAGTACCCTCCGCCCAACTGATCCAATCATTGCGGCTCACATCCCCACCCGAATTCACCGGCACCGCGTTATCGCCCGGCGCCCGGAACTTGATGAGATAGTCATTGAGGGTCCCACGAATCTTTGCCCGATCGGCCTCCAACCCCGCAAACTGCAACTCCCGGCTGCGAGTCCGCACCGCCTGCTCTTGGGGATTACGACGAATAGCCCAATCATATTCATAGACGAGCCCAGAACGCTCACCTAAGCGGATGTTAAGACCACGGAAGTCATTCAGGCCTACTTCGCCACATCGCTTCATACGCGGTATCTGGACCACATGGACGACACACACCCGACCGGGTTTAACCAACCGAGCAAGCTGGTTGTAGAAGAATGACAGATGTAGCCTTGCGTCCCCACCTAGGTCCTCGCTATTGCCTATGTCGTTGACCGACCCCGAATAGGCGTAGACAGATGGGAATGGTGGCGAAAACACAGCCAGATCGACACATGCATCGGGCATTTCCGACATGTGCTCAATGCAGTCACCATGATGCAAATACCACTGTTGGTCTGGATCTAAAATAGGCAAAACGATACCCCAAGCCGAACACGGCGCAAGAAAACACGATCAAAGAAACTCACGAAAGCAAACGAGCGACAATGCCGCCCAAGTAGCTAGACGCACTTGGGAAACAATGATTGCGCTGGATCATTCGTCATCGAGGTAATCAATCGTTTCGAATCTTGCTGCACACTTTTCGCACACTACGTGCTTGGGGATTCCGTACACTTCAAAATCGCCCCAATCGTCTGGCAGGCCCTGCCAATCTTCGATGTCGTGGATAAACCGATAAGCCTCTTCTCGCTCGTCCTCATCCACTTCCATCACGTCAGGCAGTGCAAAATTGCGACGAGCACAGGTCTTGCACGTCCAGTAATATGCGACGTTCAAAGGGACCGATTCCATTTGCGTATCCATCATGTTGCGGGGTCAATAACTGCCTTCCACAACCATGGATGCAACACCACACAATTCAAAACAATCACTAGTCGGAAAACGAACCAAGTTGAATCGTTCCTGTTGCTGTTTTCGGAACGGTAACGACGCTCCGCAACTGTTCTGACTTGGTCCATACCTCGTAGGTCGCGCCGGGGAACATGTTGCTGAAGCACGCCTGACCACTCGCGTCACTGAGTATCTTTCGGACGGCCTTACTGTGGTGCTTGCCAATATCGCTGCGATCGAACCTAGCAAACCGAAGACTGACTTCTACACCTTCAGATGTTGAGCCATCTACAAAGCACTCCCAGCAACCAGTCACAAAACCTGGATCGCTCACCACGGTAGGTATTGGCGTAAGCACGACCGGGAACGTTTCGTCGCTATCCACAGTGATCGTTGATCCGTTGTAGCTATGGCCCGCCGCCACGACCGCGGCAATGTAATCATCATCGTCGAGATTAAACGTAACTAGGCCGTTTGCGTCCGTTGTGGCCGTAAACGTTCCCAGATCGCTAGTGAGACGCACGCGAGCCGATTGCACATTGATAGTGCCATTCGAAACTTCGAGCGTTACGGTACGGATGCCGACCCCAGCGAGTGCCGCGAATTTTGCATCGAAATAATCAGTCGCATCAACGCCTTCGATTGTGATGACGTTGGTCGAGTCACCACTGCCGAAAACAGTTTGAAAAGCACCCATTACGGTGTATCTCCTATTTCAATATCGTCAAAGTCGGCACCCGTACCTAAGTTCGTCCAACGACCTGCAAGCGCTTCACGGATAGCCGCTTTGCTTGTAGTTGCCAAGATTGCTGCCGTTGCTGCTTCGATTGCCTCGATGATTGCTTCGGTGTCTACCGAGGAAGGCTCCGATCCACTAGTCTCGGAAGTAGTTACGGTTGCAGATTGGTTGAACGCAGCATCTAGCTGAAAGACGCCTAGATGGTATGTCGTCTCATAAAGAACCGTTTCGCTTCCGAGAGAAATCACCCCAGTTGAGCCAGGAGCCACGGTTTGAGAAGCTGACAGAATCTCCCCATCGCTTGGAGCTGATCCGGCTTTGAGTAAATAGTAGATCAGGCCGTTGGCTTCGTTTGTCGATACAGAGAGCGTTGCTGTCGTGCCCGTGATGCTAATCGTTGGGCTGCTAAGTGTTGGTGCTGTTACGTCAGGTTCCGGCTGGGTTGAATTATTTGTTACCGAAAATCCTGTAACGTCAACCAAAGCATTATCGGAGTCATCGAGAATTGCAGCACCGGCCAATGATGCTGTGAGCGTATCTGTTGAGTAGGCAATTCGGCTGAGTGAGTACGTTAGTTCGTCCGAGCCACTACCCGATACATACGTAGCAACGATCCCTGCTGTCGAAAACACGGGGACGGTTGTACCTGTGACCGGCTCGGAAAATTGCAGACTGGCTGTTGTCCCGCTCGATTGAATCGTAATCGATTCTAGGGTTGGTGCTGTAACGTCATTATTAGCAAGAGGCGTAATCGTAGCCCCTGCTGTTCCAGCTTTATGCGTTAACTGCCCTTGCATATCTGCTCGGAACTCAGTGGCGTCAACCGTGTCGTCGTCAGTGATTGGGTAAACCCAACCTACCGAACCCTGGAGTGTAAAAGTCCCAATTAAAACTTCGTTTGGCAAAAACGGTGACACAGCCCCAGATCGAAAATTAACCCCGACGTTGTTTTCGCTCATTAACACGCCTAGGTTAGACTCAACATTTGGAGCTGAATCTGCGACACCAACAATGTTTCTCGATGCCCACACCAGACCGCCGCTAATGATGGCTTGGTCATTTTGTAGAGGTTTTTCAGCAGGTCCAACAAAGGTGTTCTTTTCTGCATAAACTTCAGAATCACTACCTGCTACTATGCCTCTGATGTTTTTAGTTCCGCACATGTTGTTGATAGCGGAAATGATAAGATTATTATTCCAGCCATTGTTTGAATTGATGACAAACTGTACGTCAGGGTAAATCGAATCATCGACGTTTGTATTGATTCCATCGGCTAGGACGCAATTGTTTTCTAGAACCACTCTAAAGTCAGTCCCCAAATCGTATTCTGCTGAATAGTCAAAAGTAACATTGCCAGAGACAATTCCTGTCCCGGTTCCAGTAGGTGGGTTTTGGGGGTCTATCAATCCGTCCCCTGTAACTGATACCACTTCGTACAGTCGGTTTTCTGAAGCCGTAAAACCGATTACATTTGGAAACCAAGCTACATTAGAGCTTCCGTTCAATCCCGCCGAACCTGTCGGGTAAGCGGCCCCGCCTCCTGTCGTCCTTCGAATCTGAAGATAATCAGCGTGCGGAACTCCGACGGTAGCGATTTGGCTCAGGATGTCAGGTTTATCCCATGACGTACCATCTACTATTTCGCAGTAGGTGATATCGTCGTCGAACACACCTCGTGGAGTACTGAAACGGAAAGCCGTAGTTAAAGCATGGAAATCACGCACAACTTGTCTGTAGGTATTGCCGACAAGGCTAAAAATCCGCCCTCCGGAAATGTTCACACAATTCGACACACCATTGAACTCACAATTGTGGATGGCAATTTGTTCGCAAAATTCAAACCCAAACACATCGGACCAATCGGCCCAGTCATCAATATCAAATCCAGGTGCATAAAAAGCCCCAGCTCTTAGTTCCGAAAATCGAAGCAATGTGTAAGGTGCTGATCCGATACCGCCATTAAAAGTATACTGACCAGCACTATCGCCCCACGGGTTGATTTTCAATCCCCGAACATGGCATTTGCGAAGAAGCATGTTGTCGATTTCACACTCAATTAGTGGATCGTGCCCTGTATCAGGCTCTATCAACAATCCGCCTGCCCCGAAATCTTTCTTGTTTAGAAACGCTGTCCCGGTCCACGTTCCGTCTTGCACCCGGATTCGATACCAGCTAGTTCCGTCAGGCGTCAATCCATTTATTTTGTCTCTTAGGTCAGTTGTGCTAGTCGCTGTTTGATCCGAGTCAAATGCTTGGTCTTCGTATCCAGGCCACAATTCTGCGTAGATGACTGCTCGGGTGATCGCTCTCTCACTCAGAGTTCGGCTAGTTACGTCTGAATACAGCCCAGTAACCGGTCTGTCAATAGCTGTTGCGGTCAAGACGAAATTAGTATCTTTCGTTTCCAAGTCGGTTGTCTGCCGAATGGTTACCGTATCAGTCCAATTGTCTGGGATGCGAGTCCCCGTAGTTACCAGATAGGTCGATCCGTTTCTATCTTCGAGGGCAAGGTAAGTAGATGACGACCCCAGAAGAGAAAAAGCTTGAGCACCAGTAGGAGACGAAATTTTTCCGATTTGGTGACCTTCAGGCTCTTTAGCAAAGATTGTTCCATCATGAACACCGCTATCTGTGGCGTTGCTCAACACTGCTGCGGATAGTGGAACGACTAGTTCCTCAAAACCGAACGTCTGCAAGTAGAGAATGACGTTATTGCGTTCAATCTCTATAAAGCTTTCTGTGATTGTTGCTTCTACGTAGTCGTTATTTGCCAACCAATCAGCTCGTGTCCGAACAGTACCACCAGCATCGAGCGAGCTGCCGGACGGTACGCTAACCGATGCTACGCGGTAAATTTCCCCTGCGGAGTTTCCTTGATTTACAAGGATCCCCGTGCTGATAGTTTGATTCGCGATTCCACTGGCTGAGCGAAATCGATAAGTACCAGGGGTTAAATCTAGGCGGAATTTAATAAAACCAGTATTTGTACCATTAAAACCTGCAAATTTCGGGTCGACGCTTGAGCTTCTGTTCGAATCTGTAGGTGCACCGTTTGTCCAGCCAAATGTTATTCCGTTTCGAGTAGTAGGATAAACATCACTAACGCAAAACGTATCGCCTGCATCATCGGTCGTGTATATTTCTGAGTTCCGAAAGTTGATGAATTTGAATCCGGTTTCTATAAAGTCTATGCCATCCGTTACCGTAATCGTAAACGCCTCGGAATAGTCATCGGTGCCATCGTTGACGTTGATACGCACTGAGTAGCTAGACTTCGTTTCGAAATCAAAAACCTCTGCTGCTCGCAATTCGGTGCCGACGATCGAAAACGATGCGTTGTCCGTGTCACCTGATCCGGAGACCAAAGTAAACGTCAGCGTACCACCCACGTCCACATCCGTGGCCGATAGCGTTCCGACCGCATCGTTGATTGAATTATTTTCAGCGATTGTCGTGGACGATAAATTAATTGCCATTAGCCATTACTCAAAAAATGTGACGTTGAATTGTGTATCTGGTACCGAACCGCGATACGCGTGGATCGGGTGGCGGAGGATGTAGTAGATGGTTTGGATCATGGGTGGGTTACTTACTCTCATCATTGGGCGATGAAATCTTGATCGTTGCCTCCAAGCAACTCAATATAACCGATGCCGCAAATCCCGGCGTGCCTACCGATAACCCTGCAACAGCTACCCTCGCAGCCGGAATGAAGTTCTTACTGAGAAACCCACCCACGGAGCCAAATACAGACTTTGCCTTGGCCGCAAACGTCGATTTCTGTTCTTCCGTGGGCTCGTTACCTTCGGCCTCTGAAGCCTCCAATTCCTTGGCTTCCGCCATCAACTCTGCGGTGACTTTCAAAGCAGGCGGTTCGTCTAACGGGTTTGGCTCAACAATCGATTCTGGTTCACCTCGTGGGGCATCATTCACGGGCTCGATGTCGACTGTGGTTGTCCTTGCCTGCCTCACTTGCAATTCGGTCTCGAACAAGCCTGCAAGCGTGTTGATCGCATCAAGTCGCTTTGCGACTTGGTTTGCGCCGATGGTCTGATTCATCGCGAGCTTGTTGTCGCCAAACGCACTTTGGCCGCCACTGATATCGAAGTTGCCGAAATTGAAGTCAGGCATTACCGATCCTCTTCCTTGTGATTCATTTCGATCTCGTTGTTCCCGAACGCGTTTTGACCGCCGTTGATGTAATTGTTGGTCGTTTGCCTTTCACGCCGACAAAGCACAAACGTGAGCACCCTATCTCCTAGAACCGCTACCGAAGCTGATATCACGTAGACCCAACTGTTGTGCAATTCCAGCGCGTGTGCCGACATGCCGGATACGCCACCGCAGAAAATCCCAATCACAGCAGCAGAGATAAATCCGAGCACACCGCGTCGATTCGGGTACACGATGTTGGCCACCACTCCGGCCATAAATGAAATGATTGCGACGGCAAACCATGTGTAATCTCGCTGCATTCCAGGCACTCTAAAAATTCCTTTTACACAATGCGCAGAACTCACCCTTTCTGAGCAACTTGTTGGTGACGACATGGATGACCGTCGCGAGGATTCCGGAGAAGGCATGGAACGAAAGAAAGGCGTACATCCAAAAGTCGGCTGAAAACTTCCAATTGATGGTCGCCCACCACCCGATCCTGATTGCGATCTCGACAACACATAATGCAGTCGACAACGAGTTGATGATGTAGAGCCACGCGTCCCAACGCCCGTGCAGTACGTCCGACATGCGGAAGTCCTCGAAGAACTCGCCATGTCTATACATGGTCCAGAGGCCCGTTGTGACCGCGATGGCATGTATGAATATGACTATCAAATCGAGCTGCACGTTCTATCGCCTTCGCCAAAATCTTCGTTGGTTGTCTTGATCGTTCTCATCGTCCGCTTTCTGGTCGTCTGACCGCTCTTCATTGCGGTCCTGTTTGCGTTCTTTCCTGTCGTTCCAAAAATCGCTTATGGACTCTCGGAACCGTCCATCGAACGGCAAGATAGAACAGCTTTGGAATCGGAGGATAACGGTAGCGACCAAAATGACCGCTACCGCTATCAATACTCCACGGACCCAATTAGCCATGGCCTACCGCCTACGCCAGCCGAGCAGTCCGCGCCGCAATGGCTGATACGAATTGCTTGTGTTAGCCGTCGGGCATATTTGCTGGCCACTGACTGGATCGATGTAGCACGTGCCACTAGATACAGTCGGCTGGTACTGGACTTGGTATTGCGGTTGCACGATGGTCTGGACAGCACTTCTAACGGGCGTTCGGATCTCACGGCTAACTACCGGGGCATAGGACTGGACCGCCCCACCGGTGCTGCCATTGCCGACACTCGCAGTCTGGTAGCTCGAATAGGTCGACCCACTGCTTCCGCTTCCAGTGCTGTTGTAGCTCGCCATCGCGGGCGTGAATTTGGCTTTCAAGTCGCTGTGCTCGGCTTCCAACTTGGTCACCCGCGATGCAAGCCTCTTGATCGCTTCCGTGTTGGCGTCACAGTCACAATCGCAAACGTCGTAACTGCTTGTCGGCTCGCTCGCGGGAGTGCCGTAGCCGTCCAGCTGTGAGACGAACATCGGTAGGTCTACGGCTTCAAACGGGTTCTCAATCTCGGTGACTTCAGCCACCGATTGCTTGGGCTCATCGGACTTATCCGATGGCATGATGGCGTACCCGATTAGGGCAACAAACACCGATAAGATCAACTGTGGTTTCATAATCACTTTTCCTCAGGGTTCGAATTTGACTACGGGTTACACACCGAAGTCGTTAGTGGGATCAGGACGTACCGAAGTCCCGATGTACGTGTAGTGGTTTCCGGCACATGCGAATGCATCATCCATCGTGAATAACGCGTAGCCGGCTTCGCCCCAACCGCTGTTCGTTGGGCCATAGATCACGTCCTTGGACGGTCCCCATGAATTGCGATCGTCTGGGTGTACGATGTCTTGGCCACCCACGTACTTCGCTGAGTGGAAGACGTTGGCATGGTTGCCCGGTCCACGGCTAATCTGTGCATAGCCGTTTCTCAGTCGCATCCCGTTGTTGCCGACATGCCATGCGAAGACGACCGGCTGACGACGGGCTAGGGCAGATGCCAGTGCTCTGGCATAACCGGCCCGATCAAGAGGTGCTCGATACCATTCAAAGCCACGGAAGCGGCTCATCTCAGACATGGCTGCTTGCCATATGTCGGATGGAATATCTCGTTGACGGATCTTGAAGTGCGGAAATGCCTTGGTCATTCCACCGACTTGCACAAAGCGAGGTGCTACGCCTCGCTCAAGCAACTCGCGATAACCTTCGATCAGTGCACTGCCAGCATCGCGGCCACCGTTGACCCGCATATAAAGCTGGTCATCGGCAAGCGGAATGTGGGGTAGGCCCTGTTGCAGTCGAAGTTGATCCACTGCACCGACAACGGCGCTCGTGTTGCACTTTCCCACCGATGACTGATTGATCATGTAAGGTGCTAAATCACGCCGCGATTGTTTGTAATCGTAGTCCTTCAGCAGCTTTTCGATGTCGGGATCGTCGAGCATCATCGAGTCGGGATACTCTTCAACCGCGTTCATTAACGCCTTCTGATTGTCATCCGGCATTATCAGACCGGTCGAGAATTCAAAACCTTCTGGGTTCTTAAACGTGGCTAGTTCGCTCATTTCAAGCCCTCCAAATCAGCTATCGTTTTCGGGAATGAAATCACACTCTTAGGCGTCTGTAGGTCCTCGTACAGGATCGTGAACGGCGGACTGACTCCCTTGCTCTTGGCCCAATCGATCTTGTCTTTGACTTCGGGCAGGTCATCGTCGTAGTGGACGGCCCCGGCCATGTCATTGGCTTTCGCATAGACCTTCAACGCATCGAGCATCGACAGCGTCTTGGGCTCTAGCGGTTTGGTCTCCACCAGCGAATAGAAGCTGTAGCCAGACCAATCCGCATCGACCTCACGCCCATCGGATTCGTCGTCTTTTTTTTGGTCCTCACGTTCCTCTTGCTTGTCGCGGTCTTGCTTATCACCGCCACCCCAATCGGATCGATTCCACGCGAAGTAGCAAACCGCTGCGATGACGACGATCAGGATCAGATTGCTAAACCCGCCACCGCTGCTCTGTTTGCTTCCGCTTTCGTATAGGTAGTCGTCGCTCATTTCGCGGCCTCCTTACGCTTGGTAGGACTGGTCTGGCCTTCGAGTCGCTTGATCTCGGCAAACAACTTCTCCGCCTCATCAAGGCGCCCCTCTCGGATCTCGCGAGTCAGTAGCGTTACGGCCTTGGGTTTTCGCGTGAAATCGACCAATCGGTCTAGCTCATCTCTGCGACCCTCACTAGCGGCCTCGAACAGCGCATCTTTGAGTTCTTCCTTGCTGCCGGGCTCGGCTTTGGTCGCTGTGCGAGTCTCGGTATATCCGTCCACGAGGTCCGCAATACGTGCCCAGATCTTGGTCACCCACAGGACAACCGATGAACCAACGATCGCAAAGAACGATATCGCCATCTGGAAAAGGACCGGGACAATATCGATCGACTTCGGCTTTTCGGGGTCTTCCGGCACGAAGTAGTAATCACCGACCACGGACAGATTGCCGGTGAACAGAAATCGCAACAGGAGGAATACGGTGGTGATACCGATGGCAATGTGAAACCGCCGGTCTTGATACCAGGGCATAGTTCGAACCTTTGGATGGACATAAACACAACTTTCGTGCTGTCCAAAGTCCGGCCAGTCACCGACAACCGCAATATCGACGCCCTACCCGTTTATCGAATGCGTCTTCGTCGCACACTTCAAAGCAAGGTTGAAAATATGCCTTTCGGTCAACTTCGTTGGGTTCTTAAGCACTCTGGCTTTCCTGGCCAACTTGATGCAATTCTCTTCACGCCAATCACTTTTACCGTACAGCAGGACCCCGCAATGCTGAGGCACTTCCGATACCGGCACCATGCCTTCGGGGAACACAAACCAGAACTGGCGCGGCTTGGGACACAATATCCTGCGATTGATTCGGATCTCTTGAGACCGGGCGTAAGCAACATGCTTCTTGATCTTTGCCCCCCATTTGTAGGCTTTGCGGAAGTCTGCCTTGTAGTCTGCGACCGTCAGCTTGATCTCGAATTCCTGCCAATACATCGGCTTGCTCACCGTGAGTAAATCACTCTCCCACGGTGAATCAAGCATGTAGGTGTTCGTGCAGATCAAGCGACCGGGCCGACTCAGATACCGAATCAAAGCCCGTTCAATTTCTGTCGCGGTGATCAAAACGGCTTATCATCTTCAATGTGGACCGATGCTGGACTGCGAAGATTCGACCAAGACACCGTGCTGCTTCTGGCTACTGCGATAGCCTCGAGGACATAGAAATCCTGATCTGGGTTCAGCTTGGCCAGCCGACCAGCCTCATTCCGAGCAACCTCTTCAGTCGAATGCCGATGTGTTGGCACGCCACGACCTAACACCATCCAGAATTTATCTTGGTTACTCATTCTTCGACCACCAATTCGTAGTCGTATTCAGCAAGCTCGAACCTCTCAGTGCCTAACTCAACGATGGCCTTACCGTCGTGCATGACCATCGCATCGTATTTGTTGCCAGCCTCAATCGAGTACGATTCGCCGGTCATAAAGCTCAACGCTTGGATCTTCTTGACCTCACCGTTCGGCGTGTCCTTGACCTTCGGCTGCTCCTTGGCCGTCGATGGCATTTCTTCAATCAGCGATTCGATGCTCTTGCGTCCCAAACCCTTCACGTCTGGCAGACCCTTCGGATACTTCGGGTTGTTGCCGTTCGCGAGGTTCTGCAACTCAGCTAGATTCGTCACTCCCGTTGCTGCCAACGCGTTCTTGGACTTCATCGGGATAGCCATCAACATGATAAAGTCAGGCACCTTTAACTTGGGCTGGCTTTCAACAGCTGCCGATTCGTTGGCCACCGCTGGCGACTCATCATCCGGCCCAATCGATTCACCTTCTGCATCAATCGATTCACCATCGGGCAGATTCGCCTCGTCATCACCGTCGATCGATTCACCGTCACCGCCGATCGTCTCATCATCCGATGGATCATCGTCAAGCGAATCGAAATCATCTCCCTCGTCTTCATCACCTTCCTCATCATCCGTGCTGACGACACCGAAAGGAAGCATCTGCTGAGGATCGACCTTGGGCGGCCCGCTCTCGATCAGGTCATTCATCTTAGCCTGACGCAAATCCAACTCTGTCTTGGCATCTTTCAGCTCATCCTTGATGCCAGACACAACATCCTCTTGATAGCGGACTTTTGCCATAGCCGCTCTGATCTGCGTGATGTGGTCGTGATCTTGCTCCAACGCATCCAACGTACGCTGCGGGACTTCCACCAACACTGTTTGCTTAACTTCTGATTCTGCCGTCATGTTCCTGCTGCCTGCTACGAACCCAATTGGCCGGTGCAATCGCACACCCACCTGTCGTAGAGCTAGAAGCAAATCCAAGCAACATGTCACATCAACGAAACGGCATTTCGTATGTCGGGCTGAATATTTCGGTCCAACCTGTTGAACAGCGTCCAACTAACGCGGTGGCCATACTCATCACAATCATCGCGTGAAATCGACTTGATTTCGCCACGCTCGAACTTGTCCCAAAACCGCATCTCGCGATGCACTGGGAACGCATACGTCACCGCCTCTGCCGCTTTGGTCTTCAACTCGCGTGGGTTCCAATGGATAAGGAAAAACGCTACCACGCCGTAACTGGCCTTATCGAACATGTACTCCAGTTGATACCGCCGCGATTCCTTTTTGCCGCTGGTGTGCATTTGGTACTTCGAGAGCCCAAACGAATGGCCTGAGCAGGCCTTGCAATCAAACACGATCGGAACCGGCCCTTGCATGATGCCTTCGAAGTCAGGGCGAGATTGCTGGACCTGCCACCCGCTTGATGTGTAAAACGCTGCAACGCCACTCTTGCGAATATCGGCTACGCCCGCATCTCGATACTTATCCATCCGCTTCGAAACAACAGATTCAAATTCACTGCCGGTCAATTGCTTCTTGAAGATCGATTTCATCTCTTTCGTGTTCAATTTTGTGATCCTCGATCAACTCAGTAAATTCGAAACGGTCCATCCCCAAGTTGTAGGACACCTCACGTGGCCATTCGTCACCGCTTGATGAGACACACCATACATGGCCCTTGATGGTCGTCCGCGAGAGCATCCACAAAACATCTGCATGGCGATTCATCAACGGTGTCTCACCCCAGCACACAATCGCCTTGTCCACCCAGCCAGCTAGCCACCGCATCCACTGCATCGAACCGCCGGTAATCAATGACTCGCGTTCGTGCAAATCCTTGACCTGCTTGCATCTCGCTGTGAACAAGGAACAAACCGCCACGAACGATGCACCCATCCTGCGTGCATGGCGGTAGATCTGCTCTAACTCGCGATCCTTCTGAAAGCTATCGACATAGCCAGCCCGGGCATTGATGTAGAGAAGCTTCTGATTCCCAAGGGGTTCAGCAATGGCCTTCCATATCGCGTGCCGATGTCTGTCCTTACGATCCATCCCGACCACCACGCCAAAGGATTGGTCACCGTACGCCTTCCACGTCGATCGATCGAAGACGAAATCCCCCCAGTCTTCTCGCTTGTCGTCTGGGTGCCACAATCGCTGCCCTCGGCTGACCCGGGAACGCAACTCAGCAATCTTATCGGGGTGGCCGGGTGGGAAACTTACGGCACGTGGATCGACATTGGTTTCAAAACCAAGATCGTCTCCAAATACAGCCCGCCACTCTTGTAGAGTTGCGGGCATTTCAAGTGGACTTCGTTTATTCGTCACCCCTTAGGCACCCCAAAAACCCAAGCACATGCTTGAGCGAAAATCCTATTCGTGGGTGCCGCGAATCCTCATAAACTGCGATCAGGCAAGCGCGTTTTTGCGTCGGCTGGTATCGATAAATATGCCAGTGCGAATTGTCTTCGAACCGATATACCTTAGAGACCGCCATCAGCTTTTTTCGCTTCCTGAATTGCCTTGAGCTTTGCATGCACCCGTTTGAGCATCACGCCCCTTCCGTCTTCCCCTAGACTCTTTTCGCCGTTGATCGTCACACCTAATGACTTGAGTTCCGATTCCGTATCGGCCTCTCTGAGGATGTCATCAAAGTCCGCCTCCAGTGTCGAGACAGCTTGCTGATCGTCTTCGTCAACAACGTACTCCGCGTCTAACACGGTGGACAATTCGTCAAGATCGTCAACCGCAACTTGCCTTTTGTCTGGCGTAATGTCCTCCAACTCCTCAACGGTCTTAAAACCCATGCCGATTTCAGGTGCAGTCGTTCGAACCAAAAACGTTGCCGCCCGGTAGCGAAACATCTGCTCTGGCATGGTCTTCCATTTCGATCCGGCTTTTGCCGACCAGCCCTCGCCCTTGACCATCTTCCAGTCAACCTTGGTGCCTTCAATCAGATCGCCGGTAGCCCTCTCGGTGCAATAGGCCGTACACCCGTAGCTATCACCTTCACCATCGAACTTGTACCGAATTGCGGTGAAGTCCCCGCCTTGGTTGAAACACGCAATAAGAAACTGCGCGGACCAGCCTGGATTGCCATGCACGATGTAGAGATTCTGCATCACCATCAGCAAATCTACGTCCATTCGCTGCGCGATATTCATCGCGATCATCACACTTCCCGCTTGCAACTTGCCTTGATACTGCTTCGGGACCAAGCCACTTGTTGCGTACACCATCGCCTTGCGTTGGATTAGCTCAAACTTTGCCTCCTCTGCCATCACTGATTGCAATGCCATGCTTTCAGGCACTGCTAAATCGCGGGTTCGTTTCTTCTCCGGTGCTTTCGCTTCGGGATTCTCTGTCACTGTTGCCATCTCTATCTACCTTTCTTGATTCGGCGAGTCTTCCCCCGCCCGTTTTTAACCGACACCCAACTACCATCGGGCATCACCAAGCTCTCGTTGTCACCAAACAATCCGAGCACCTCATTGCGTCGTTTGTTGCGGGTTTTCTCCGCCTCACACAACATCTCTTCGGCGAAGAAATAGGATTCCACCAACTCCGACTCCGTGTCTTCTACGTGCTTTACCTGCCGCTCTACCGGACGATTGTTTTCACACAATGCCGAATAAGTGGCGTTGCTGCCATCTAGCTCCGGCTCAATGCGGTTCTCAACCGAATGCCAGAACTTTCGGTAAGCCACACTCATCTGGCTAATGATCTGCTCATGTCTCGGAACCGGAATGGTTAGCAAATCCATGCCGTTGAGTCCGACCAAATAACCCTGATCCCAGCCAGTGACAAGCAACTGATGCTGCACCTGAAGCGAGAACTTCAACGGGGCTTTGCCAGCCGCTTCGTCCCACTCCTTCTTTGCCACCCAGCTCGAAAGATTCTTGGCCTCCAAAACGCAGGGCTTGCCATCGACGATCGCAAACATGTCTAGCGATGCCGTCACATACGGCATGTCCGACGAAACCCGCATCGAGTGATCGGGGTCGAACTGCACTTCCCATCCGTGCGAAATCCGCGCTAGGTCCGCGATGTATTTCTCAGCAGCGTGACCCTTCGCAAACCGCTCTTGGGTCTGGTCATCGAATTCGACCTCTGATTGCCCCGTCTTGTCCAGCCACAACGTGTACCGGCTTTGAGTGGCATATCCGTGCCCAAGAATGGCACCCGCATCGGAAGAGCCAATCGAATTCTTGCGATTAGCCAACCACTCTTCACGGGTGGCAAATCTCAGCAGTTGATCATTATTCATGGATAGCTCCGGTGAACTTATCCACGTCCGTTGTGTTGAGCGAGACAAGCATTCTCGCTTCCTTCATTGGAACTTCGAGCGTCTTGCTCAAGAACAAGGTTGCCATCGACAATGCAAGGTGCATGCTGGCACCATCGGTGAACGGCTCGATGCGACGAATCTCTTGATTGATTTGATCGCTACGCATGCAAACCAAACTGATGATTCGCTTAAGCTCGTTAATGCCTTCGTTCCATGTGTAGCAACCGTCTTCTGGTTTGCCGCACAAAGCATGGAGCATGTCTGTGACATCCAGCTTCGTTGGCCAGTTTGAAACCGTCACAATATGCTTGTGATCTTCGGTCTCGAAAACCAGTGTTTTTATTATCCAAATCGCTTTAACTTGCATCGTCTCACCTCGGTTGAATCTTTCACTCAACTCAGTAGACGCAGTGGTTGGCCAGCGATTGCGCTTTCTCTCCTACGTGTCTTCGTACATGTATTTTTGCTCGAATGTCGTAGTCGCACCGTCCCATCGCATCGGGATATCGAACTGACCACCCTGGCGATATTTGAGGACCGACAATAGACGTTCGTCCTCTTCGCCCTCGTTGTGGATCGTCATCACCACGTCAGAATCCTGCTCGATCGATCCCGACCCCTTCAGCTCCCCAAGTGTCGGCTTCTTACCCTTGCCCTCACGATTCAACTGACAAAGCAAGATCACTGCTAGGTCCAGCTGCTCGGCCATCTCCTTGTCGATCACTCGCATATTGCTTGTGATCCGGTTCGATGAATCCATTCGCGAGTCCTCACCCTCAATGATCTGCAAGTAGTCGATCAAGACCACATCGATCTTGTGCTTCTGAATCATCGAACGCACTGCCGCCATAATCTGGCGTATCGATGCGCGAGGGGGCGAATAGATGTAGATCGGATAGTTCGAACCCTCTACGTGTGCCTCGAGCGTGTGCCAATCGTACTCATCAAGCGTCCCGTCTTTGATCCGCTTGGGATCCACATTCGGGCAACCCGATAGATGCCTCTCCGCTAATTCCGTGCTCGTCATTTCAAGCGAGACAACCAAGGTCTTGAATCCGTCCACTGCCAGATTGCTTACGATCTGCATCCCTAGTGCGGTCTTGCCTCCTCCGGGCCGTGCTGCGATTGTCATCAACCGGCCTTTCACGATCCCGCCTTCATGCTCGTCAAATCTCGGTATCCCGATGGCCATTCCTTTCTTACCTCCATCCTCCGATCGGGTCCGCAATTGCGTCAAGGCATCGACGCAAGCTTCCTTGAATGTCTTTACCTCGATCGACGCACGGGCCTCGATGTCGCTTAGCACCTTGTACGCCTGCCCAATTGTCTCGACAGCGGTATGGTTGCCAGACAAGGCCTTGCGAGTGATCGTGTTGGAGAGTTCGTACAGATCACGCTTCCTGGACAGCTCGATCAAGTCGATGGCAAACCCTACGGCGTTGGCGGCATTCGGGACGATGTTTGCCAACTTCGCTAGGAATTTCCCGTCGATTCCAAAATTGCCAAGACCTTGGTCTTTGATTCGCTTGAGGATAGCCACCATGTTAGTTGTCGCCACCCCGTCTTCGCGAGCCTCAACAAGCAACTCAAATAGTTTTCGATTCCCATCGTCATAGAAGTCATCGGCCCGAATCTGATCGATCACTTCATGGATGGCCGTTTCGTCGATAATCAGACATCCCAAAAACGCCTGCTCTGTGTTGGTGTCGATCAGTGCTTCGAATGGGTCTCGCTCGATCGGTCGTTCGTTTTGGTCGCTCATAGTGATTCCCTTCGACGATATGATTCCCAGCCGCATGTTAAGACCACCCCATTGTGGGCGATCCGATCACATGTTCGATGGCCGATAAGATCTTGAAACTGACTGACGTTGGTCGAGTTGGCGGTCATGACTACCGGCCTCATCTTGCGGTACCGGATATCGATGATCTGGTAAAGCATTCGAGCTTGGTAATCGGTTATCGCTCCCATCGATCTCGAGCCAAGTGGAACAGTCGGCGCAGGGTCGCTAATCCAAAGGATGTCACATTGAACATACTTCCGGATTATTTCTTGCTCGCTTGTCGACTCGCTATCCATCGAATCACGTAGCTCGGAATACAGCGATTCGCCGTCGGTCCATACCGTCGTGAAGCCTTGGGACGCAGCATCTCTCGCTATCGACATAGCTAGGTGATCCTTGCCCGTACCACATGGGCCAAGCAAGAGCACATTGACCCCATCGGGGACGTGGGTATCCAACCGGTCGCAATACTGCACCAGCATGTCGAAAATCTCTCGCTGATGTTCGTCGTAGATGTCGTAGGTCTTGAACGACACATCGTCAAATCGCCTACCTATTCGATGCCGAAGTTCATCGAACTTCAACGATGCCATTGCTTTCTTGTCTGCACTCATAGCTGCCTTTCAAAAAGTTGGCGCGTATTGCCCCTAAGGAACAGTACACACGGTCTAAAAACTACTTACGGGAAAGAGGCCCGTAACTAACGACCCCGGTCTTCAATGACGGGTCCCATTTCTCGCCCACGTTGGGCTTCTTGCGCAATTCGTCTTTCGCACGCTTCTCGTCCCAGCCATTCCATGCGTGCAAGGCCTTCCGCCAATCACTGACGCCCTCCCAGCCCTTCGCGTCCTTCGTTAGAAAGAACAGCTTGCCATCGGTGGTGATACTCTTACTTGCCTTGGCGTACCCCATGACTTCCTCCATCGTGGGTGCCTCATCGAAGGCCTCTAGCTGGGTAGCACGGGGCAAAATTGTCTGCCTCTGCCGTAATGCCTGCTCGATCATCTTCGGAATGCTGCTCGGCTTGCACCTTCCAAGGCGAGACAACTCCGCCTCCGCCTCAGCACCCGATAGCGGCACGCCTTTCTGATCCAAATTCTTGCACCATCGATTCCACGCCTCTCGATTCTTTGGGGTGTCGATCGACGCCGGCAAGGGAATGTCTTGCGCCGCATCGCAAAACATGGGCATTTGAACGTCTTTTCGGTTCCTCTCGGGTAATCGAGCAACCAGCGAGACAATGATCAGCTCGATCGCTCTTCGGGTACGAATCCTTCGATGCTCGCATGCCATTTCAATCGCGTGGATGAAGTCGCCATCTCCGAGAATCCCAAGATCCATCACCACACGATCGACCTCATCACGCCGATGAATCCGTCGCTTGGCCAGCGGCTTGATTTCATCTTCAGACAAGTTGTCATTCGATTGACCAACGTTTTTGTTGGTGGAGCCAAACTCTTCGGACAACTTGTCAAGCAACTTCCGCCTGTCGTCCTCGGACAACTTGTCAACCTGCCCCGTAACCGACGCATAGTCAGACGCCACGTCTTTAACCGCTGGCTTAGCTACCGGCTTGGGCGTCGGCTTAGGCGGACTGACCAAGACCTCTCGACTCTTTTCGATAACTTCCTTGGGTGACTTCGCGACCCTCAACTCCTTGTTGACCGCATCGACAGCCTTCTGCGGGGCCTCGGACAACTTGTCCGCCAGCTTCTTTTGACCCATCGACTTGAGAGCCTTAGTTACTTCCTCGCGTGCACCAGCTCGATTGGCCGTGCGGGTGCTGACCCCGTTCTCTCTCGCGATGTCCTCAACTGACTTGTCACCACGATTGGCTACCAGCTTGCCAAGCATGGCCTTGAAAACCGATGGAGTGAGATTCCGCCTGCCGACCTGAGTTGACTGCCGGAATGCGATAGCTTCATCGATCGAATCAAACCGCATCTTGTGGATTTTGAACGGCACCCCACACTGGCGAGCAATCTTGTACCGGGCATGACCGTCGACCATCGTGAGACGCTCACCGTCATCCCAAACCACAACCGCATCCCTCACGCCGTGGTTGCGAATCGAATCCTCGAGTTCGCCCCATTCTTCGACTCGCATCTCAACCAACGACTCTTTGATTCGAGTGTTGAAAACTATCTCAGCAGAGGGCTTGGCTTGGCTAATCACTTACTCGGTTCCTTTTCGATTCTTCGTAGTCGGACATCCTGCGGGGCAGCGATCGCGATCCGAACCCGGTTCTTAATCCGATGGAGATAGACTTCGCATTCATCTATCGCGACATTTATTGGACGCCGCCGATCAAGCGTTACCTCACTCGACCAGCTCATTCCTTTTCCCAACTCGTGGCCATTCACAACTGTAGGCGTGAATGCCTCGATCTGAATCAACGCCCGTCCGTCTTTGAAAGACTCGATCCACAAATTCCATTGCCCGATTGAGCAGAGGCCATGGAATTCAGGAAGATTGACGGCAAGCATGTGGGGCTCAGTTGTCGTGGAGGTCGTCGTATTCGTCGCTCAGAAACGGGTCGTAGTCATTGCCGGGGTCAGGCAGGTCGAACCCTGGCAGGTTCCGTTGCTGCATCTCGTTTTTTACAAACTGGATGTTGCGATAGACAAGACTCCGGAGCGGCTTAATATCGATCTGATGCTTCTCCGACAGCTCTTCGTAGCTCATGCCGTAAATCACCCGGTCAACGAAAACCGGCCTTGCGCGACGATTCATGCGGTCGATACAGTCGTGAATAAATTTCAACTGCTCTTTGTCGAAGACCCGCTGAACTTGCCTGTCTTCACTCGTCGGATGCGCGAACTCAAGCGAGGTATCTTCCTGCTCGATCGATCGCTTACGGCTTGCCTTGTGGCTCCGGATCTTGGACCGGACGGCATTGGCCGCGATGGTCATCACCCAGCGTTGAATCTCTTCGGTTGTTTCTGCCCTGCACCTCGGAAGTGCTGCATGGGCGTTCATGGCCGTGACCTGGAATAGGTCGTCGGTGTCCTCGCGATGCGAGATCTTACGAAGCTTGCCCACATATCGCCGGTGGAGCATCGATTTCATGCCGACTAGAATGACCGCTAATTCGTTGGATGTTGTCATCGGAACTGCCTTTTCGATTCGTGTTGAGAACCATGGGCAGACGGGCTAAGAGATTGCCCAGATACGCTTGAAAACGCTTTCTGATCTGCATTGCCTTCACTCCATCTATCCGTGGCTTGTGGCGAAAGCAAACAGAACGCTTGTCGCCGTCAGATGGGTGAAGTGTAGTTACTTTCTTACGCCCAAGCAAGTGGGTATGCGATCTATTTTGGCGAGTTTGTTCCGTGTCTTTTGAAGAGGTTTGCGGTCTAGCTATGGAGTGGGTTAGTCGAGTGTTTTGCGTTTGCGAATGCCTTGGATGATGCCGATGATCTCGGTAAGCGACTTCTTGATTTGATCCCTAGGCGTTTCATCGACTGAGTTCTGACGCAGCTCGGCAAACTCCGTTCGCATCGCCTCAAGCTTCTCTTGCGCTTGCTTCAGTTTTTCTTCGTTTTCTTCCGAAAGTGGTTCTGGCATGGATCGTTCAACAATCAAAAAAGATATGTATTGCGGGTTTTCCGACGATGATGACCTGACCATCCAACAACAGCTGGCGTTGGAGCAGCATGGCTTGGCGGTGAACGAAATACGCAGAGCAAATGAGTCGCTAAAGAATCGCTGCCTAGCTACGGTCGGAGCGGCGTCGTTTGCATTATCGTTTGGTTCGATGCTCTCGATTGAGTCAAAGCAATTTGGATTGCTGACTTACCTATTGGCCACTCTGGCATGGGGGACTGCGGTAGCTATTGCTGTCGTAGCCGTGCGATCATGCATTCCGACAACTCACGATGTCGTCTTGCCGCCTACTGTCTCAGCGACATACAGGCACTACCTAGCGAAGGACATAAACGAGCTTTTTGATCAGGCAGTTGCAGACAGTTTGGTGATCTACAACAGCGAGAAAGAGACTGCCAAAGTGCTTTCACGGCGGCTATCCATCATGGTCGGCCTGCTGATTTCCTTCCTTATTCTGATTTTCGCACTATCAGCGATACCGGTAGCTAACCCGTAAATCTTGGCTAAGCTGACGGGATGACT